ACGGGTGCCACTGGCGCGATGGGGCCTGCTGGTGCCACGGGCCCGGAGGGCCCCACTGGTGGAATTGGCCTGACCGGAATCAGGGGTGCTACTGGCCCTACTGGCCCTGTTGGCGCCACTGGACCAGAGGGTGGCCCCAGTGGGCCTAGCGGTGCAACTGGCGCGACAGGTGTCGCCGGCCCTGTTGGCGCCACTGGTCCCGCAGGACCGACAGGTGCTGATGGTCCTACCGGTCCCAGCGGTACTCCTGGCGGCGCCACGGGACCCGAAGGCCCCACAGGACCCACTGGCCCTAGCGGCACTCCTGTTTACCTTTCTGACATTGGCGATGTAAACATCGCAGAACCAGTGGCGGGCGAAATTCTTTCTTACGATGCGCTGGCCGAAGAATGGGTGAATAGTGATTCAATTGACATCCCCGGTACGGCTACGTTTGGTGATGACGTCGTTATTAATAACGACAGTCCTTACGATACTACAATACAGTTTGCGCCCGCCACCCAGCAGCGACTGATAACATTCCCGGATGCCAGCGGCACAATAGGGCTTGTTCCTGGAGCCAGTTTCCAGATACCTTATTGCAACGAATCTTACAAGTTTGTCAGCTCTTATTCTCTTACATTTCACCCAGAATACGGACTGAGGACCGAGCTAGCTTTTGGCTATGGAGACGATGGTACCTCCCAGGTCACGCAAACCATAAGCAAGGCTCAAACCGTTACCTGCAGTACACCTTCCGGGCTGATTACATTGTCTTCTTCTTCTGTTGGCGCCAACAGCACTGTAACATTCACTTTGGATAATCCGCACATCGGTTTTGGTGATGTGTTAGTGCTGAACCACATAAGCGGTGGTCAGTTGGGGCGCTACGTGTTGAATGCCAGTTCTGACAATGGCTCGGCTCTTATAAATATCACCAATCTCAGTTCTTCGGCATTGTCCGAGGAGATCATCATCGCCTTTGCCGTGGTGAAGGTCAACATTCCGGTTTAACTGGTGTAAACTATGACCGTTACATGGCGCACATCTTTTTACACCCCAGTCTTTCCTAATTCTGCCGTTATTGGGCAAAGCTGGACTGATCCGAACACTGACCTGGACTGGACCTATTCATCCACAGGGTGGCAGTCTTCATCCACTAGCTCAACATCGACCAATCTTTCTATAAGCAATCCAGGCGGTTTTATTGATACTAGCTTCAATAATGTCACCATGCTTTTGCGCATGGATGGCACTAGTGAAAGCCAGACCTTTGTGGACTCCGGCCCTTACAATCTGACCATATCTGTTTTTGGATCCGCCAGGATTCTTGATCAAAATAAGAAATCAGGCAGCGGTGCCGGGTTCTTTAATGGAAATTCCAGTTATCTAACCAGTTCAGTAAAGTCTGTTTACAGCTTCGGTCAGAATGACTTCACCATTGAAGGCTGGTTCTATAGTAACTCATCTGCTAACAATCAAACACTGTTCAGTATTGGTAGCTTTGATGATGGGATACTGCTGCGCAGGCAAACTGGAGGCGATAAACTGTATGTAAACGGCACTCCATATAACTACGACCCAAATCTTTTCCCGATTGATACATGGGTACATGTTGCGCTAACAAGAGCAAGTGGACAAATTAATCTTTGGATTGACGGGCAAAGCTGTTTGACGGCTACGAATACTAGTTCGATTACACCCGCTGGTCCGATGGCAATCGCAGCCTCTGTTCATACAGGTTACCAGGAGAATTTTGCTGGCTATATTGACAATTTTCGTATTACAGCTAATGTTTGTCGCTACAGTGGCAACTTTAGCCCAAGCGATTCACTGAGCTTCGGTAATATCACATTTGATCCCACCAGATTGGCACCAGCGAGCTGGTGGGATGTCTCAGACCTGGCAACCCTGACACTGTCGGGATCAAAGATATCAGAATGGAGAGACAAGACAACTAATGGTCGCAACTTAAGCCAATCAGACAACAGCCTGAGGCCAAACTACCTAGAGTCTCAAGTAAAGACCAAGCCCGTTGCCGATTGGGGTCCAGCTCAAAATGACATTCACATGGGCACCGGCAACCTTGCGGAGCCAGTGGTTGTGCAAGAGATGTACTGTGTATTAAAATACGAAACAAATGGCAACCAGTTCCTGAATTATCCTGGCATAGTAAACCCAAGCTCTAACATCGGATGGTCAACACTAGGTGCAGCCGGGGCCTATGGTGGAGAATGGGTGCCATGGGAGTATTACATAAACGGTGACAATACCAGCAACAGAAGCGCTAACTTGTTTGAAGAAATAAAGGATACCGCATTACTAAGGATCAAAGCGCCATCCGGTGCGACGCCGGCGGCATCAAACATCGTCCTAGGAATGGACAGATTCTACACAAACTATGGTCGCGGTTGGCGTGGTTACTTTTGCGAAGTGCTGCTGTTCTCGTCACCCCTTAGCGAGAAAAACCGAAAACAGTTAACGGACTACCTGAAATCAAAGTGGGCGATTCGCCGGGACATTCACTTTGCTTATACATCCCTACTGTTGCACATGAACGGGGTTAACGGCAGCAACAGTATTATCGACTCTAGTGATAATTCACTAACTGTCACTGCATACGGCAATGCCGGACTGAGCACCGAATCCTTTAGATTTGGCTGCTCTGCGTTGTCACTGGATGGCTCCAATAGTTACGTTGCTACCGAGCAGGACAGCCAACTGTTGCTTGGATCGCAAGACTTTACGGTCGAATGCTGGGCTTATGTGTCAGACCTGAATACCAACAATGGGTTGTTTGAGTTTGGAGCTTCCGGGCTCAGGCTTTATGTCAACAATGGCCATTGGCGCCTTGCGCCAACAAACTCCACCGGAGTCCAGATAGCAGCGGTCACGGAAAATACCTGGCAACATATAGCTATTTCGAGGCACCTGAATACGGTAAAAATGTTTGTAAATGGCACCCAGATCGGCGCAGATCTTGATTACTCCGGTGTGTCGCTGACTGGCAACCAGTTGAATATCGGCACTGGTGCGCACGCCAGGTCCGGCGGGAGTTATGCCATTACTTCGTTCAGCGAAGACTGGGGTGTCACTCGTGAGTTCAGGCAATTCAGCGGTTCTGGTTCTGTCGATACTTTTATCGGAAAAATAGATGAATTCAGGGTAACGAAGGGAGTATGTCGCTATAAGGGCAATTTCTCTCCTCCAAACTCTTCGTTCAGAAGAGGATGATTTATCGGTGTCAACGAATCATTGCTTAATCAAATCCGATGACTAAGATCTCAAAGAGCTACATCCCTTCTCTTGATGAACCGGTGAGCCCACCGAATCCCAACGCCACCGGTCCGGTTAGCCCACAGATCGTGACACGTGATGTGTTTGATCCAAATACTGGACGAGTGTGGACGGTAAGCAACACCAGCGGTAGTGGCGGTTCTTCCTGGCAAAGGAAAGAGGAAAATACCCCTAAGACCGACAAGCATTGGTGCAAGGTTTCTCTGTTGCTAAACTTTGACTTCACGGAAAGGCCAATAATCGTAGACAGCAGTCGTTATGCCCACAGGATCCTCGGTGGTGGCAATCCCACTAATGATTTATCTAGAGAAAGAAATAAATTCGGCAACTCCTCTCTCAGGCTTTTCGGTGGCGCCGAAAGCTTCATCACGGTATTTCCAGACAAATCTCTAAACATTGCTAGTGATGATTTCACGGTAGAGACATGGCTTTACTTCGAAGAAGAACAGGATCAACAGGGGCAAACGAGATACATCTATAGAACAAAAAACCAAAACTTTATTACTACCGCCACCTTTGGTATTACGCCCATGGGTAGGCTGTTTTATAGTCATGCCGGTACTGGTACGCTAACTGCAAATACCGAATTACCTGTTAACGAATGGGTTCACGTGGCTGTATCGCGGACAAAAAAAGAACTCAGGTTTTTTGTAAATGGCGTGCCGGATGGTATGTTCACTGGTGTAAATGACCCGAATTTTTTCATAGGCGAAAAACAAGAGGCGTGGCTAGGGGGAAATATGAATGCGTACATGGATGAATTCAGGGTAACAAAAGGTATCGGTCGTTACGTGAGACAATTTCAAGTACCTGACACGGCATTTAGCGCTGAAATTGGCGACGACGGGAAAGTCGACTACTACTGGGAAGATGTAGTTGCACTTTTTAGCATGGATAGACTAATAGAGTCAGGCATAGTCGCCGACAGTAGTCAAAGCAAGCTTGGTGGTGTATTACAGAATGGAGCGACACTGTCATCTGTTGATAGGAAGTTTGGAAGCTCCGCATTACTGAGACAAGGCAATGATTATCTGTCATGTACAAGTGGTGCTTTTTCTATTGGCGACGGTAATGACTTCACTATTGAGACATGGGTAAAGATCAAGCGCTCTAACGTCAATGCCTCGGTAAACGGGACAGGGAATATATTCAAGCTAACAGGGTTATCTCTTGATTTACTGAATTACAGTTTCACTTTGACAATAGACGACCAGACATCAACGCTTGGCCTGTGCACAGAGGCTAACAATACTGTTGGACAATGGATACATGTTGCACTCGTAAGAGAACAGTCAATCATGAGGCTTTTTGTAAACGGAAGACAGTCTGGCTCTAGCGTACCAGATGCGGGTATGCCATTTACGGGTAACTTGCTAACGATTGGCCAGGAAACATCGCTTAATATCGCGTACGATGATAATAGTCGACCACTTATTGACGAATTCAGGTTTACAAATAAAGTTGCAAGGTATTTATACGCGGACGGATCTTTTGTGCCGCCAAGTGAGCCTTTCCCATCAAAAGGAGAGGTTGAGCCGGATCCATACTATGGTGCTGTCACGCTATTGATTGCCTCCAATTTTCTAGCACCAGGAGCAACTGACTTTATCGATGCAAGCTTGAATGAAAGCACGATTACCACCTTCGGTAGTCCGGTCGTAACTGAATCCAATGCACTTTTCAGGGCTTGCATACAAATTCCAACCAATAGCTGTCTTATTGTTGAATCGGATCTAGGTAGTTCCAATATTGAAGACTTCACCGCAGAAGCCTGGGTTAATATGACCAGTCTGACAGGGACAAGGACCATCATCAGATTCCCTGGCATAAACTGGTTCATAAGCAACGGATTGCTTGGATGGAGAACGTTAACGTCGATACCAGGTAATGAGCTAACCCAGAATGAATGGACGCATATCGCAGTTTCTCGTGAAAATGGCGCACTTAGATTATTCAAAAACGGAGAACCTTTATTGTTTTCCGTCGAAGGTCAGCCAGAGTCTTCTTATGACAGCTATTCAGACTTTTCGAATGTCGACTATGGCGAGATGCTTATTGGCGCTGCGCCGAGTGAATCTGGACCTCTTCCGTACGACAGATTTTTGAATGGATTTATAGATCAAATACGTGTGACACGTGGAGTAGCTCGCTACACGCAAGGCTTCCCTGTTCCCTTCAGGCCATTCGGCGACTCTGGCTGCTTTACTGTTTATACAGGATTGATGGTGCCTAGCACAAGCGTATTCTCTGTGCCGTTCCAAGTGTACGATTGATGGTAAACTACTTATAAACAAAGAACAACCGTGAACCAGGGTACCTACGGCGATACAAACCTGAACCCGTTGGCTGGCTACACCTACGGGTTGCACGAAAATTATATAAACAACAAGTGGGTATTCCATGACCCAAGACCAATCGAACCAATAGGGTTTGCTCTCCAAAGCGACCTAGAATTCGACTCGACAATTCAATCACCATTCCTCGGTGCAGCTACGGATAGTCGATTTATTGTTGTACCTGGCGCTTTCGTTATCGAACCCAGTGGGTATACCAATAATTTGATAACAAGCGCGAATTATGTTGGGCAGTTCAGCATGGTCGCATATCCAAACCAGACATACCCGGTCCTTGACGCCAGACCTGTGCTTACCAGTGACGGCGATTACGAGGGTGGGTACGTTCAATACGCTCAACTCGCGGGTACACCGCCCGGTGGGATACCGCCTGTTGAAAGGGGGTCGTCGCTCTATCTGGAGCACCTGTTAATCGACGCCCTGCCGCCAGGTGTCACCGTTGGCTATGACTGGGTAAAAACTCAAAACCAAGGGCCATTAATGATACCAACTGAGCCAATGTCAGATGGTTTTACCATAGAGGTAATTGTTAAACTTGCCTCTGTTATCAACGGAACTGGTACTACTGGTATAAGTACACAGACTTGGACGCTTGCCGGGGACTCTAAAGCTGTTGTTGATAGGGTACTCATAGAAGGAGTAAGCAATGCACTTACGTACATAAGCTTGGAGTTCTTGGCTCAGTATTTGGACGGTGAATTAGTAGTACCCGATGGCGGCCAGGTGCCAGAATATAATACTGGCAACGCCTATCAGCATATTGCCCTTGAAGTGGACAATGGGGTTGAACGCAAATATGTCAATGGTAAACTTATAACAGAAAATGGCATCGACGTCAATTCTTTGTTTTATCCATTTTACACTCAACTGCGGATCGACGACACTTCGTCGGTTGTTGACGGATCCGACTATCCCGGCAAGTCGCGGCTAAAAGCTTGGCGTTTTACCACATCAGCACTCTATAAGGGTAATGATTTCACACCTTCTACTAACTTGCTGAAGCTAGATCGAGCGCCATTCTTGGAGCGGCTAGCCATCAAATAGGCAATCTACTGATATACATTGGCGACGCTGGGAAATGCCTGAACTTAGGCCTATTGATATCGTACCTGTCACAGTATATTTCAACAAAGGAACGGATTACGAATTCCTAGCATATCGCGGCCCAGAGCTAAAGAATATATACGGATCAAACGACGGTAAGGAAATAGAGGAAATCTATCATGTAATACGGGGATCACACCTTTTTTCGGATGGCGAAAACATAAAATACATACAAACACCACCAGGAAAAAGGAATTCTCAGACACTGATAAAAGAACGGGAATCGGACAAGCCGGTAGGGGGGAAAGACGTGCTCTCCAGTGGATTTACTGCTGAGTTATGGATACTGCCCGGATTCTCAACTGGTCTAAGTTATTTCAATTTTGAGCTACATGGTTGGACCGGGAACAAATGGGGGGCCGGGAAGTATACTTCGATGAATTTTGAATTACAAAAGGAGAATTACCTGTGGTCACATAGCCTTACAGTAGGCGGGACAGCAGTCTTCTCTTCTGGTATAAGTTTTGCTGGTTGGGCACATATTGCCGTTTGCATTGACTCTACTTTTGTCAAGTTTTACCTGAATGGCAATCTGGTGATGTCAGATAGCCTGAATAAGATAAAATTCAGGGACATCATGCTGACAAAAACCTTCTTACTAGACTTTAACGTCGTGGATCATATCGCCAAGACCTACCCATTGGATGAAAATGGAAACAGGGGACCAGAGGAATCGCCGTTCCAAAGTATAGCACAGCCAACAATGATCAGATCCATAAGGTTTACTACCGAAAACTTGTACCCAGACGAGTTCCAGCCCCCGTTGTTCATGGAGATCTGATATACTGTAGGTAGATTCAAGTTAGCGCATGCGCCTGCATTTGATCGGAATATTCCACACTAAGCATAAAGCATCGTTTAGCCATTGCGCCTTTACAGGTAAAGCATTGCGCTTTCCCAAGATGATGCAAAAATATAGCCATCATGTCACTGAGTACAGCAACGAGGGCAGCGAAAGCACGGCGGACGAACACGTGCCAATACTGAGTACCAGTGAATTTGACGCACTATATGGATCACGCAAGTCAACTGACTTCTATGGTGATGATGCCACTATAGGAAGCGCTGGGCATACTGCTTTTGAATCTCGCCTGGTTGATGAACTCAGAGAGCGTATTCAACCGCAGGACATCGTATGCCATCCATTCGGCCACGCCCATCAGCGCCTGATGGAAGAATTCCCCGATAATCAACACGTGGAAACCGGTATTGGGTACCCCACACTGATGCCAGCCAGCTTCAGGATATTTGAAAGCTATGCCTGGATGCACTACCATCAGGGCAAGGAAAACAGGAATGGTCGCAACTATGAATGGGTTGTACCAAATTACTACGACTTGGATGATTGGGATCCGAACTACGAGCCTGGCCAATACTACGCGTTCCTGGGGCGCATCACCAGTCTGAAGGGCATGGATACGTTGCGTGCCATGGCTGACTACCTGAGACACCCAATCGTCTTGCATGGCCAAGGCAATCCAGCTAGGTGGGCTCATCCCAACATCGAATACAAGGGGCCCCTGAGTGGTCGCGCACGTAGCAGCTTCCTGGGTGGTGCCAGGGCGCTGTTGGCGCCAACGGTATTTACCGAGCCATTTTGTGGTATGGCAGTTGAAGCAATGCTGTGTGGGACGCCTGTCATCTCGGTGGACTATGGCGCGATGACGGAAACCGTGCAACCGGGGATGGGTTTTCGTTGTCACACCCTGCAGGACTGGTTGGAAGCAGCCGATGCGGTTGGCGACCTGGACAGGAAGTTTATTGCCGATACCGCCCGTGCCAAATACAGCCTGGAAGCGTGTGGTGCCAAATACGACAAAATCTTCAGGCAAATAAATGATCTGTATCGCAAGGGATGGTACGAAGTAAGTTATTTCAACTATACAGAAATCGAAGCAGAAGAAAAGCCATTTGCTGATCGCCTGGCGGCATGGATAAAAGAAAATATCGGTTCAGTTCATTGCCTGGATATTGGATGCGGCCCTGGGACGTATGTTCGCTCACTTCGTAATCTCGGATTAGAAGCCGTTGGTATTGATATCGACGAACGCGTCGACAGTATACCGCATCTGTATCGACGTAGCATGTTTGACAACAAGTGGTCGGCGGAATTGGTGCTATGCCTTGAAGTCGCTGAACATATTGAAAAGGAACTATCGGCAGAGGTTGTTCGCTCTGTATGCGATAGCGTCAGGAAACCAGGGATCTTGATATGGTCTGCAGCGCATCCAGGCCAGGGCGGCGTCGGACACATTAACTGTCAACCAAAGGAATTCTGGCAGGAACTGTTGGAAGCAAATGGTCTTGTGCGTGACGAAAAACTTGAATCGGAAATGATCGAGGATTTATCGAATGGTTACCATATGGGATGGTTCGTTCAAAACGCAATGATTTTCAGGAATAACTCAACCCAGTAAAATACAGGAAGAATATATGCAGAATAGCGCCATTACCACTACGAGGCGGATTCTACTTAACACCTACCATTAGGAGAATTAAAGTGGCACAACGTTCTACCGGCGTCTTCCCCAGGGAAAAATTTGACCTTGATGCTGTAATGGAAGTGCAGTGGGACAACACCACGCAGTCGCCGATCCCTCTGAACAGCGTTAACACCTGGAGGATTATCGTCCTCGGGGCAGACGGTCTCGGAGAAGGCGGCGAAGGTGGCTACATCCGTGTCAACACTGGCGGCAAGTACACGGACTTTTATGGTGAAGACATCGACGCCAATGGTGTCGGAATTGCTCACGTTCGTGGGTCCAGCATCGAAGATGGCCAAAACGGAACATGGTGGGACTATTACAACGGAGCTTCCGCTGAGGCGGTTTACCTGGATGCTGTCGACAACGTCGGCTAAATAGGTACTCTAAATTGGGAATCGCGTCACTACTCCACGGGACGGATTCTGTTTACCTTCATTCCCTTTCTTTCTAGGAGATTATCATGGCTCAACGTTCTACTGGTGTTTTTCCCCGCGAGAAGTTTGACCTGGATGCTGCCATGGCAGTGACCGCTACCCCGACCGCCGCAGGTCTCGACCTGAAGACCATCAAAACTATTCGCGTGGTGGTTATCGGTGCCGGTGACATTGACAATGGCGGCACCAACAAGATCACCGTCAACGTGGGTGGTGAGTCTGTTGTTTTCAACGCCAACGACCTGGATGTCAACGGCGTTGGCATCGCCCATATCCGTGGTTCGCTGTGCGACGCTAACAACAACGTTGACTACGATCTCGGTGGCACCGCAACCCTGGTTGCCTGCTACATCGACGCTGTGGACAACGTCGGCTGATAATGCCGTTGCGGATGGCGCCCCTCCGGGGGCGCTTTTTAATGCAATAAGCGCATATCAGATCACTCAGGCCAGGTAACTCGTGAGCCTAGGAATAATACTAGTGTTCGTGCTACGGTCATGCATCTTAACAATCGGCCTGTCTATTTCGTGAAAGGCTCTCGTCGTAAGGCGGCATATTATACGGTGCATATGCGCGAACTGATCGCCGATGGATGGACACAGGAGCAGGAAATCTCCTCGCAACCAGAAGCTCTAGCACCGGAACATGTCGCCAGCACGGTGCCCGAATCGCTCGAAGAAGCTATCCCATTTGAATCAACTGAGGAAGAGCTAATCGAAGAGGAGGAACAGGTCAAGGGGATTGATCAAATGACAAAAGCAGAGCTGATTGTCTTTGCTCAAAGCAGGGGCATCGAATTCAAGCAGTATGCAACAAAGTCTGACATCATCGAGGCCTGCCTGGCGGCACAAAATGGTTGAGTTCACCCACAGTGAAGGCCCCAGAATCCTGGAAGACGGCACGAATCTGGACAAGGACATTATTTCTGCTGTGCCGCGAATTCAACATCGCAGCATTACTGATCCTGTTAGTGACGGCAGTCTGGGCGATCCGGGGTATCAGCCAGGACAAAGAAACCTTGATGGTTCTGAACTGTAAGTTGCGTAATCTTCAGGAACACTAGTAAAAGATTTTGCTGCTGTCGCCATGGCACTACCGTTGGCTATTGCTAAACAGTTCAACGGCAAAAAGCCGATAAAGAAAGGCGGCAAAGCAAAACCAAAAGGATCGGGTAAACGCTAATGGCTGCCAAGAAACGCAGTACTGCTGATTTTTACGCCAACAATCCAGAGGCGTATAAAAAGAAGCTGGCGTATGATAAAAAGCGTAACGCCAGACCCGATCGCAAGGAGTATCGCGCCGAGCTGGCGCGTGAACGCCGCGCACGGGGCATCATGGGCAAAGGGGGGCCTGACGTCAGTCATACCACCGATGGTAAGTTCAAGCTGGAGAACCCCAAGACAAACCGCGCCAGAAACGGGCACGGTGACAACAAGCGCCTTGCACCAGGCAAGGGTACCAAGAAATCAAAACGCTGAGGTCTGTTATGGCAAAGCCCCGTGGACTGTACGAAAACATCCGCCGCAAACGGGATCGAATTGAAAACGGAAGCGATGAAAGAATGAGGCGGCCCGGCAGCAAAGGTGCCCCCAGTGCTGCTGATTTTCGCGCTGCAGCAAAGACGTCACAGAAAAAGAAGAAGAAAGCTCAGTAGCTGGCAAACTAACAATAGAATTGGGTGGCACCATGATCGGAATTTTCACCTTTATTGTAACCAACGGCCCCGAGATCCTTGGTGTTCTGTTCGCGGTCCACGCTGCAGCCCTGGCAATCGTAAACCTGACGCCTACTCCAAAGGATAACAATGTGGTAAGCAAGTTCTACCGCATCCTTGAAATTGCGGCCGGTATTATTACGCGCCTGTCAAAGGACTGAGCCGATCGGACGAACGTTGGCTGCTGCGCTTTTCTACGCGCAGCGAACGTGAGGAAGCCGAGCGTCTGATTGAAAAGGCTATATTTTATAAAACACTCAGCTCACGCATGGCGGCGGAAATTGCCCGCGTAAAGGCTGAGATGGAATATAGCGAACCAACCGAAGAACCGGTAATAATTGAACACGAAATCGACAAAAAGATACAGACAGGTGACTCCGCATTGCTTGGCGGCGCGATCAGTATTCACGCTCCATATAGGAAGACTGATACTATGGTCGACCCATGGCAATGAATCCTCAGGAACCTTCCGTATCTCACATTGAGATATATCACAAATTGGGAACGCTTGAGGGTAAACTTGATGCGCTAATTACCAGGACAACTGAATATCGTAATGACCTGCAGACAGCCTTCGATAGACTGACAAAAGTAGAAAATCGCATGGCGTGGGCGATGGGTGCGGCAGTCGTCATAAGCACACTTGTGCCGATACTGATAAATGTAATCAGCAGCGGCTTCCATATGAGATTTGAACAAAAAGAGCTGTCGCCAAAGGTGTCCATAATCAACAGGATTTAAGGTAAACTATCCCGCAAGATAGTTGAGCATGACTTACATAACCTGGGGTGAAGTTGCTAGACTTGCTGGCATAGCTGGCGCAAAATATCCTGAACTGGTTGCGGCTCAGTGGGCTCTGGAAAGCAACTGGGGCAAAAGCATGAGCGGCAAGAATAATCCGTTTGGACTAAAGGGTAAAGGTCGATCTGTCAAGACAACTGAATTCATCAACGGCAAAGAAGTCGAACTGGTTGATGAATTTGCTGATTTTGATGACCTGTCAGCAGCTATCAACTATCTGGTGGACAGGTGGTATAAAGATTTCCGTGGCTACAAAGGTGTAAATAATGCCGAAGACTTCAAGGGCGCCGCGAAGATGCTTGCGTCTGAAGGCTATGCCACTGATCCAAAGTATGCGGACAAGTTGATCGAAATAATCAAAAAGAATAGCGCCCCAGTGGAAGCTTCCGTGCAATCTGGCCAGCTAATTTCCCTGTCAGAGGCAGCCAAGTGGGATACGGGCCTGCCGCATCAAAGGAAGGCATGGCAGAACCTACAGGTCACGCTAACGAAGGAGCAATTGCTCGCTTTTGCTAAGGAGTTCCGGCAGGTATCAGTCACCCAGAAGCCAATTGAAGGCAAAAAGCAGCCAGCCAATGTTCCATACTTCTATCAGCGCGACAGTAAAACTGGACACGGCGAAAGATCGTGCCAGTCGTCAGCTATCGCAATGGTGATCAAGTACTTAAATCCAAAGCTGATTACTGATGACGATAACTACCTGCGGCTTGTGCTCAGGTATGGTGACACGGTATCCCAATCAGCACATCAAAAGGCGCTAGACAACCTTGGACTGAAGCACAGCTTCCGCATGAACGGTTCAGAAAAAGATCTCGTTCGTATCTTGGATTCAGGCTGTCCTGTTCCAATTGGAATATTGCACAAGGGATCAATCACAAATCCAACCGGTGGCGGTCATTGGATTACCTTGATTGACTATGACAATGAATACTTCTATGTACATGATCCTTTCGGCAAGCTTGACCTAGCGAACGGCGGCTACCCACTAGCTGGACCAACCGATGGCAAGCAACAGAAGTATTCCCGAAAGAACCTGATGAAGCGCTGGCTGATCAGCAACAACTCTGACGGTTGGTACTGGGATCTAAGCGAGAACAAGAGACAATGAAATCGCAATTCATCCTACCTTTCTTGCCTGGGTACATGTTTGATGGGTCGCGAATTGTGTCGACTGGAACTGCGCTACAGCCAACGCAACATATACACCCAGAAACAGGGGAACTGGTGTACTACGTCAGGCCAATCTTCAGATATGGCGGAACCTATGTTGGCATGTACATCCGCCATGCTGGCATAGTGGACTGGGTAAACAGTCAGTCTTCCAGGTTTATGGAATCGTCCGACTCCGAGTCGTTACCTGAAACGTAAGACAATCCTGGGATAGCTTCAACGAGATTTCTCATATATTGATGAATACGAGTTTCATCCCAATTGCACTCATTGTACAACCTAGAGCTTAGTTCGTTCAGCGCCATAGAATGGTTGCCGGTCCACGTTTTACGCTCCAGGGCGTCTTCCTTGACCCTGTTTGCATTCATCAGTATTTCAAGCTCGGTATTGATGTCATACTGATCAATCACCAGCTCGGTATAACTTACTCTGTCCCTGTCGATTAGCCACAGCGACATCTTGAATACATTTGCTATGGCTGCAAGAATGCTGTTGCCGACAGCGGTTATCAACGAAGAAAAGAAATTTGCTATAAAATGAACAACTGAGATCAGTGAATTGAACACTGTTTCCAGGAGCTGAATCAGCTCTTCACCAAAGTCGCCGATTATGTCGTACATGATGTTTTTCATCACTTAAACCGCGAGCTTTTGAACACGTTAACATGCTGCATGGTGTCGTCTGCCTTCAAACTAGCGGTGTGATAATCCAACTGAATGACTGACATTTGGACAAATCCTTGTACTGTTGTGATTTGCTCTTGTGGCGGTGATCCCTCCCAGAACGCCTGTCGGCCGCGTACCTTAGAATGCCAAAGCTCAAGCTTTTGATCTGACGGTTCTCCTTCTACCTGGCGTTGCTTCCGAACAAGCCATACGGCATGCGATACATGAGACAGGGCATCTGTACCCCTGATCTGGTCAAGCTCAGGTGGCTTTGGCTGGGACTTCATGTCATCCTGTTCCCTCTTGATCCCAACGGTGTTCATCTGCGCCAGTACGAACAAATCAATGTCCAGCTCCTTGGCTGCTGTCATCAGTCGATAAGCTCGTTCCTCAAGCATGGCAGCACCATCCCTGGCTGCCTTGTTATGGCGTGACAGTACGTGGAAGTGGTCCAGTACGACGGCCCTGAGTTCCGGCTTGCGGGCCTTCATGGATCTCATCGAGTTCACCACCGTATCCACGCAGGCACCCCAAGGAGCTTCAATGATCAATTCCCCGTCGCAATTCTGTAGTTCGCACGCCAGTGTACCCAACAAGTTGGTGATCTGTTCTTTGTCCTCGGGATTTGGTACCTGAAGCTCGCCGATACTCACGTAGCCAACACCGTTGCCTGATGACCGCCAGTGATAACCATGTTTTCCAAGCAACTTGCGGCTAAGTGACGACAGCAGCCTAGCTTCAATCTGAGTATAGTCAAGCTCGGCCGATATGAAACCAACGGTCAACCCTTTGCTGCACAAAGCAGTTGCTATCTGGCAGCCAATTTGTGTTTTACCAATACTGGTCCTGGCGGCCAATGTGAACAACCTGCCGCCGCACGCCTTATTCGGTTTTGCGTACTCAACGCCACCCTCTATGTCAAGGTCGATTGCATCTATGCCAGTAGACGCCGGTCTGGCCAACTGAGAGAATGCGGAAACACGATCGATCCAGTTTTGACGTTGCCCTCCGGGGTCGCCGATGATTACATCCAACAGGCCCACTGCCTGCCCTTGGTTGCCAATGCTGCCACGCATCATGCCGACACCCTCCATGGCACGTTGCTGCAGGTATTCAAGTGCCTCTTCAAGTTTCGTGTCTGCCTTTATGTTTTGCTTTGCTGCATGCAGTGTCTCTAGGTACAAGGCTCTGACGCGCACTTGCTTCAACACATCAAGAGCTGTGTGCCACTCCGATTTGACGTCACCGTAGCAATTGATCAATTCTGGATCGGCTAACTGGGTTATAGTTTGGTTGAAATCCATGATCGACACCGACCTTGAGGCGTCGTTCAAGTTTGTGTAACTTGCGATCAGTGACTCCCTGGATATCAATTGATTAGATCGCTGGCCAGTAAAGGTCAGGTCTATTTCTTTCGCAATTGCTTTGAAGCAATCATCTGACCACAGCGATATGGGCACCAGTTGACCGTGTCCCATACCAAATCCTGTTCTCAGTTCACCCCAAAGCTCTCTTGCTAGGCCAGATGGGGAGGACAGGGTGCGACTTAGTACAACTGCTTCCTGTGTCAGTGTGTCTTCCCTTTCTTGTGTACTGGTTGGCTGCAACTTGTCGACTATACGTGCTACATCCATGGCAGATGTAACAGCATTTGTCATGCAGCTTACTATTTTGCTGCCATCTGTTTGAAGCAGGCCAAGGTCAACGGCCTTTTGTAGATAATAGGGCAGTGTCATGTCACAGTTCGTCGTCGTATATCCAGGTAACCTTGCGGCTATCTTCTGGCTCTGGTACATCTGTTGGCCATGAAGTCAACTGGTATTTCATCCTGAATCTGGCGGGGTCGAGGCCAGCGTCACGGATGCGTTGTTCCGTTTCTATGATCCTATCGTTGAACACGTGCTCCTTGCCTGGATCTGTCCTTGATGTATTGAAGTACATGTAGTGCAGATTTTCGTATTCATCAATAGTCCTTCTCATGGTTGCCTTGATAATGACTTCGTCACTGCGATCCTCTTCTTTTACCGCTTGCGGCTTTTCGTAGTTCAACCCTTCATTGTAAAGTGAGTAGACGTTCTGATACTTTTTAGTTTGAGGCTGGCCAATGCCAACGATGCTTTGAAGTGTTTTGCTGGTATTCTCTTTTGACCAGAAAATAGAGTGATCAACTCCGGCCTTGAGCACAGAAAAGAACCCCTTGTAATCATGCGACTTATGTCCAAGTGCTTTTATATGCAAATCCACTGCCTTGAGTAGTTGAGCGCTAAGTCTGTTGATTTTCGCATAATTAACTGGTCTGTATTCATTCCACGCATTTGTGGCTTCATCGAAGTAATTTGTCTGCGCTTTTGGCGGCGCGACTTTCTTCTTTACCTCCTCGTAGGGCTGAAGCATCTGTTGTTCTACGATTGCCCTTGATTCCGCGTCAATTTCCCTTAGGCGGCGCAATATCGGCACTGGATCATGTAGAATGATATGTTCTGGAGTACCGGACACCAGACCAAGCTCTTTCAGGTCGGCCATACAGCGAATCCTGGTCGCCCTGTGTATACCTATCCTGCGATCAAGGACTGTTCTGCAGATCGGACCAAATTGCACTTGATTAGCAAGAACAATCCAGAGCAGTTTGCTATTTGGCGTCAGATCGTCGCACAACAACAGCTCCAAGGGCGCCTTTGCGTAGACAACTGGTTCCCATGGCGTGTCCTTGGAGACAGAGATCTTCACGAGCGGGGGCAGTTGTGTATCCACACTAGCGACCGGCATCAAAAGCAGGCAACGGAGCTTTGTTAAGAGTTACTGCAAAAACAGGTTGCATTTTGCGACAGCGTTGCATTTTGCGACAAAAACACGTTGCATAGTGCGACAAAGGCTGTCGCTTTTTGCAACACGGGTTGACGCTTTTTGCAACATGCCGGACAGGGTCGCGTTGCAAAATGCGTCACTTAAAAAGAAACTCTTAGCTTTAAGATACTTGTCTACGGTTTTAGGTTTACTTCTTACTATAAAAGAGTAGAAAATATTAAGAAAAGAAAGCGCGTACGCGCTGGAGCGGGTTGGTATGGTGGTGACATGGGAAAGACCAAGCCACTGACAGCCGCAGAGAAGGCAGCCCTTGAGGAGGGGTGGCTGGAAATCGGGGAATCCCTGGCTGGCATGGTCCTGGTCGGCAAGCGCACAAAAAAATGGGCATGGAGCCTGATTGGACCGCTTGGGTTGTACAGGCGATGGATGATCGATTTCTGGGTCGAACGGTATCAAGATGAACATCCCGAGTTGAATTCGCCAGCTACAAAAGCAAAAGAGGGGCCCAGCAGGGACTGGCTGGCGCAGCGAAAATCAAAGTTCACAAAACGTGACCAAATCAAAGAAGCCCTTGAGTTGCTAAATGCCAGAACGAACCGCTAGGATGAATCATCTGACAAATCGTCATGCCCGACTGTATCCCAAATCTCGCAGGTGTCGCAACTAAGGATCTCGTTGAGACGATTGGAACTGGCAGCTACAAAGCAAGTTATATCAACTGGGCTCGGACGTTTAACCTGCTGCACGAGCATGCTCCCGGCTGGTACCTGGATGTGGTCCTGTCGCCGGAAGGAGCTGCTGTCTGGCGGGCACCCGGCAATGGCGGTTACCTGATGCTGCGGTTCTGCCATGTCGATGGCACGTGTCTGGCTCCAGCGCCGCAGGCAGTCATGGACAATCGGAACGGATCCATTCCGTTTGACAAGATTGCCGCCAGGGATGTGACCGACACGCACCGCCGTGGCGGCTGCATGCTTGCTGCTATGACATTTGGCCTGGCGGTTGAGCTGTGGGCGAAGATGCCACTGGAAAACGGCTACTCACAGGCCTCTGAGGGCGACGCTACGGCCCCTGTGAGCCCCGTAAGCGGCATCCGTGCCACCGCTGCACCTGCAGCCCCTGCAGAGGCCTTTGCGGCCGAAAAACAGGCCACTATGCAGGACTTCCTGGAGGCCTGCCTGGACAAGGGGCTGTCCACACTGGCAGCGGATAAGTTGCTTGAGGTGATTGGCTCAAATTACGCCGGAGGAATCAAAACCCTTGCCAGCAAGACAGAAGCATGGGTGATTGAGCAAAACCAGAAGGTGATTCCCGAGGAATCGGCGCAGCCTCGACAGGAGAAGCCCACCAAGGCCGTAAAAAAGACTCCCACACAGAAGTCGAATCCAGAGGAGTACTGAAGAACGCTCAGCACTTCCCAAAGCTCGACGATCCACAGCAACGCACCAAGGTGGACTTCATTGACTGGGCAACCCAGTTCTTTGCGAAGGAATTCCATGGCGTGATCATAAGAGATTATAAAGAGCCTTAGACAGGCTCTTTTTCTCGTCTATCATTCTCTTGACTGTTCCCGACCAATGTCGAAAAGCTTGAGCAACGAGATTACTGCCTGGATGAACGCCGCAGGCAGTAAGCCAGTCTTGAGTAAAGAAGAAATGTTGATCATCGCAAAGAAGATTAAGTCACATGAGGTCGGGAGCCCAAAGTATAAGTTCTATGTGAACAAGCTGGTGTCTCATAATTTGAGACTGGTTATCAGGTCGGTCCACTTGTACATGGACGGCAAAATGAAAAAGGGATGGGGAGGCCCGGAGACACTCGATCTGCTGCAAACAGGAGCGCTCGGCCTGATAAGGGCTGCAGAAAAGTATGACCCAGAAACTGGTTATACTTTTGCCACATACGCAACCTACTGGATCAGGTCTTTTATCGGTCGTTACGCAATCAAGGCGTCTAGTATATTTCATATACCGGAAAACGCCTGTCGTGATGCCTATTCCTTTGAAAAGTACGGATTCGTTAAAAACAAAAGCCATGAAGCGGGCGAAGCGTTAACAAGACTTGTGCGCTCCGCTCAAGCGGTAATCTCTGTCGATACACCAATAGGCGAAGATGGCGATATTTCGATCATTGAATGCCTGGAGAGCAAGTATCCGCCCAGCACCGAAAGCACGGCTCGTTTTTCGTTTGAAATTGATGATTTGATTCAGGCGGCTGGCCTAAGCGACGATCAGATCAAGGTACTGGAAAGCCTGTTTATAGATGAGATGAAAGTTAAAGACATAATGCACGCCAATTCGATCTCCAGGGGAAAGGTTGCTGCTTTGCGTGAAACTGCCCTTGAGAAACTCAGACTGATTGCCACTACGGCATAGCTGCCGGTGGACTTTAACCAGTTCACCAAAACTCGATATAATGTATTGTAGGCCCCAACTTAAACGATGGCTACCATTAGTATTGCAGGAACCGTAACTGGCCGCCCCGGTGAATCGCCGGTAACCGTGAAGACCTTTGAGACTGGCGACCCTGTTGTCAGTTTCTCCGTCGCTGACCGCGCTTACGTTTATACGAAACCTGGCTCTGAACGTCAGGGACAGTTCTATCGATGCGAAGTGCGAGGTAAGACCGCTGAAATCGTAATGCAACGGATCCAGCGCGGTGACAAGGTTGGTGTTTCCGGTCAGCTTGTGCAGCGAATGTATAACGAAAAGCTGTTCCTGGACATCAAAAATGCTTCCGTTACCTTCCTTGATGATCGACCTAAAGGCGAGGAACAGGAAGTTCCGTTCTGAGGTATCCTAGACTTAGACACAACGGCCAGGCTATGCCTGGCTATTTTCTTTTTGGAGTAGCCATGTATCAGTCGCCGAGGATCGATGAGATTGCGCCTGGGGCGTGCGGATTGCTGATGGACGAAACGCCGATATTATTAGCTTCGAATGTAAAGCCGTACGTGATTGCAATACTGTTGCATCGCGGCGCTGTACGTCGCCACGAAATTCAAGCTAGTTTGGTACCTCATTGTTCGACCAGCGACTTGAAAGTTGGTGGATGGGATCCGTTCAATGAAGACTACTGCGAAAATACCAGACTTGAAGAGCTGATCGACGAAGCACTTGGCGACTTTGTCAGCGAAGGTATTCTTCGATACAACGAAAGCCAAGACTTCTGGGTTCTAACTGGGGACAATATTTCTACAATTATTTCCTGGGCTGCGGCCACCGGAGCAAAGTTGCCTCAGCATCTTATAATGGAGCTAACCAATAAGCGATTCAACCGTATCCCAGACTATGTCAAGCCAGACTATGCAACCAACCAAGAAGTCAAAGTCTAAGGTAATCCCTGACCATAAAAGGCTGGCGGGTCCATCCTTCCCGTTGCCGATCTTTCGTAGAGGAACGATCGTTCAAGTTTATTTGGGAGCTGGCTGGAGCACTGGGCGCGTTGTAGCCAGTAAGCAGGATCACTGCCAGGTTACGCTAACGATGGGTAATCGAACAATTACCGTATTTGATGCCAGGTCGATTCGCCAAACTGAAAGCAATGACTGATACACAACAGCAAATCTCTAAGGTTTGCGATGATGTCAAAAATTTGTTGCTGCAAAAGAACAAGAAGTACGGAGATTCTGCGCTGAATCCATCCAGGATTTTCAGCAAGGCTGACACTTCGGAGCAGTTGTGCGTCAGGATAGATGACAAGCTGTCGCGTATCGCCAAGGGGGCTGGTTTACTGGCAACAGATGAGGATGTCCTGCAGGATCTGATTGGCTATCTCGTTCTGTTGAAAATATCCATCTCCAGAGATGGTAACACAAAAGCGGCTCAACCGGCGCCGATTGACCAGTGGGATGGCTCTGATATTGAGCCATATATGAAGAACTGGGCCGAATTCTGGAATACTCAAGACAGGCGTCGAGTGGATGCACTTAGCTCAGATGACGCAGAAGTACTTGAACTGCACACTTCCGGCGATAGATTCGGCTGATCACGTATTAGTCATCAGGATGCCGTTGTTTTCAAAGGCACGTCCAAGGCTGACCAGGACTGGTCACGCATTCATGCCGCCAGCCTACAAGCTGGTGCAAGCGGAGATGCGTAAGCTGATTCGTGAGCAGTGGGAGTACGGCCCCCTGGAGGGCCCTGTGTCACTGAAGCTGATTGTCAGAGGTGAAGGTCGGGGAGACACGGACAACATCGCTGGGGCATTCATGGATGCCGCTCAGGGGATCCTGTGGATCGATGATCGGGTCAGCGTAATACCAAGGCTGTCAATTGAATGGCAAAAGGCAGCCAAGGTTGATTCGGAATGGGTCGTAATCATTCGCCACGTGTCCGTATAATGTAGATTATAAGCAACACGTAATGGCGACGGTAGCCTACAACCAGCCTGACCCCGACTACCGCAGAGAGCTGGGGGAGAATCAAAGCTACCTTAAGAATATCTTGGTAAGTCCAGCTCATTACAGGGCTGGCAAAAAGAGAAAGTTCGCTCCTACTATTAACATGGAGATCGGCTCTGCTCTGCATTGCCTGGTCCTGGAGGGCAAGGAAGAATTTGATCGTCGCTACATCCTGAAACCGGAAGACATCTCCCTGGCCACCAAGGAGGGGAAAGAATGGAAGGCAAGCCAGAAAGGTAAAACAATCCTGACCAATAATGAAAAAGAAAAGGCTTGGGATAGTGTTCACGGCATGGCCGAATCATTGCTGCGCTTGGAGTGGTTCAACCAATCCCAGGTCGATTATCGCAAATACAACGAGCTGTCTATTTACTGGGAAGCGGATGGTATTCCCTGTAAGGGGCGACTTGACAGACTGGTTGACATGGGTGATCATTTGATGATACTGGACCTCAAGAGCACCGATTCGGTCGAATACAGCACCTTCCTTAAGAAGCTGGTAGGTGGCATGAATTATCTGTTTCAGTCGGCATGGTACGCAGAGGCCGCCAGTCTTGCATATAACAAACCATGCAAGTTTGTTTTTGCCGCAATCGAAAGGACGGAACCGTGGACATTGTCTCTGTTTGAGATTTCGGATGAGATGATGGACGAAGGCAATCGTCAGATCAAACGAGCGCGACAGTTGTTAAAAAAGTGTTTAGATACCAAGGATTGGCCTCGGCCAGAGGTTTGCTATAATGTACTGAGCTTACCAACTTGGTATCGCTTACCAGTTTCGACCTACAGCCCCGAATTTGAGGACTTGTTCTGATGAGCAATCAACAAAGCGTGAACATAGGTGGCGCCAGTAGCGCTACATTGCTTGGTGTTCTGTTTGTTGGATTGAAGCTGACTGGTTACATTAACTGGCCGTGGGTGTGGGTGTTGTCTCCATTCTGGTTGCCTCTGGCAATAGTGCTCGCCCTGGCCTTCCTTGCCTTTATCGTTTACGCAGTAGTATCTATCAGCAAGAAGTGATCATGGCCACAGAAAAAATCATCAGGCCAGTTCGCGCCTCTGATCTTCTTGGCCTGGACGGAAGGCTGATGGTAAAAGTTCTGGACTGCTACGCCGACCCCGAAAGGGTGATCTGGCAGGCTGGTAAGAATGACTACTCCGAAGTTCCTATCCACGAGGTCAAACCCCTGAAACGAGAAGAGGCTGGCAAGTGGATTGTTGATCACTTGCTGTCGGGCGAGAAGGGGCACTACGGCCCACTGGAACACCCACAGATAACACTGTCTTGTATCGGTTATGTGCACAATGTCATAGTGCAAGCACGCACGCATCGAATCGGTACGTCGTGGGATGTTCAATCTCAGCGGTACACCGGCAAGCGTGTCCTGAAGGTCGCTGACCGCGAAATTGATGTAGAAGACGTCTTCTACATCAGGCCGCCTGGTCTTTACACAAACCGACAGGGCAAGAAGTATGAGTGGACCAAAGAAAACATTGAAGATAAAAGAGGCAAAATAATTCTTGCCTGCGAGGATTACGCCAAAGATTACAAAAATGGCTGCTCCGAAGAGCACATTCGCGATTACCTGCCTCAAGGCATCAGGCAAAACTTTGTTGTATCATTTAACCTGAGGTCCGTGTTGCATTTCATGGATCTCAGATCCAAGTTAGATGCACAACTGGAGATCGAGGCACTATGTGAGCAGTTTATACCAATCCTGAGGGATTGGGCCCCATCTGTGTGGGGTTATTATGAAGCGAAACGCTTGCACAAGGCCAGGCTTTCACCGTAAAACAAGTATTGGTACAATAGTTTACGCAGATGAATGAAAAAGAACCAGTGTCCGACTGGCCAGAATCTAAGCCAATAAAAGGTGACGCTGGCCCCATTTACGGGTTTCGGCGTGGTTATCGTGTCAAGGATGCTGGCCGCCACGAAAGCGCTGACCAATTCAATTGCTTCCAGAAATTCCTGTTGCTTCAAGGTACCAGGGCATTCTCTGACCTGGAAACTGTAACCGGCCATTGCGCTCCATCTTTATCAAGATGGGCTTCAACTTACAACTGGCAACGCCGTGCTGCGGCTTACGACAAGGATCAACTCGCTATTGTATGGAAAGAAGCCGAGAAGTTCCAGAAAAATACCCACAGGGAAGCAATCGTAGAATTCAGGGAGTCATCCGAACGCCAAGCCAGGATGATGGCACGCGTCTCAGAAGATCTGTTGCGCGTGCTTGGCAAGCGCATTGAAAAGGCGGAAGTCGAGGGCGAGGAGGTGCCGATGGCACTGGTCTCAGGTTTGTTGCGTGCCGCTGCTAACATAAGCGAGCAATCACGCCAGTCTTGGGCCAATTCGCTGGGCATCAACGAGATGCTTGAGATGGTTGATTCCGAGATGACCAAAGCAAACGTTGAGGATGTAACCGATGTCGACGCTTATGAAATCCCAATCGATGAGTGAAAACTTTCCGTTTGTTGTTACGGTAAACGAGGATGACTCGATTACGATTGAGTGGGACGAAAATCATCCAGTTACATCGGTTTTCAATACATGGACCGAAAAGGACTTCCTGGATTCAATACTGAATGGCTGTAAAGATGTGATTGGCGAAGAGGAATACGATAGAATAAAGAAAGAGCACCTTCCTAGGGAATAGATGGCTACCAGAGCTGGCAAACAATTCCTAGAAAAAGCTGGCTCAGATCGCGAGATGGTTCGCGAGTTAAGAAGGGTGAAAACCCAAAAGAAAGAAGGCGGGCAGCAAATAGTCTTGCATCAATTTATAAAATCAGTATCTCCTAATTACAAGTTCTACAAAGTACACGCAGAACTGACAAAGCAACTGCAAGCCATCATCGATGGAAAATGCAAGAGGCTTATCATACAAGTGCCGCCACGTATTGGAAAGTCATACCTGTCCTCTAAGCTATTTCCTGCTGCTTACCTACTGGCCCACCCAGATAGGTATGTCGGCCTAGTATCTTATAGCGCTGAACTTGCGGAGGGTTTCTCTAGGTCGGCGCGGGACTACTACAGGCAGGCTGGAGGCACATTTGATCCGTATAAGCAAGCTGTCAACGACTGGGGAACACAGGGCGGTGGTGGTTTGTGGGCAGCGGGTGTTGGCGGTGCTATTACTGGTCGATCTGGTCACCTGTTGATCGTCGATGACCCTGTCAAAAACAGGGAAGATGCCGACAGTCCCAGGGTGATGGAAAAATTGTGGGATTGGTATACGTCAACCCTGTATACACGGCTTGAGCCAAATGTCGGCTCGATTGTCATTATTCAGACGAGGTGGAGTGAAAATGACCTGATCGGACGATTGATCGAATCAGAGATGAATGTATCCGAGAAAGGTAGAGAGGGTTGGACGATTCTTGATTTGCCCGCTATATCGGAGGATCCGGGCTCCAGGCCACCTTTGCCGGAGCATTGCAACATAGTAACTGATTGGCGAGAGGAGCCAGGCCTTGCATTATGCCCACAGCGATATGGAATCGACGAATATGAGCGCATCCGCGAGGCAATTGGCACAAGGGATTTCGCAGCCCTGTATCAACAAAGACCGGCGCCAGAGGGCGGTAACATGTTTGATCCGAGCTGGTGGCAGTATTATGACCAGCTAAAGGAACTGCCTGAGTTTCAGCGCGTCATCCTTAGCGTTGACTGTACCTTTACAAATACAAGCTCCAGTGACTATGTCGTTGGCAGTGTCGTAGGACAAGCTGGCAACAGTTTCTACGTGCTGGACATGGTCAGAGAGAAGTTGGACATCATTGGTACCATCAACATGATATCAAGGATGTACAAAAAGCACGCGTTAAGCGGAACAGTTATCGAGTTGGCAGCTTCTGGATATGCTGCATATCAGTTACTGCAAAAGAAAGTGCCTGGCCTTATTGGTTTCAAGCCAGAAAAATCAAAAGTAGCTCGCGCTGCTGGCATCGTGCCAATAGTGGAGGCTGGTAATGTCTATTTGCCAGCAAGTGCTCCCTGGCTGGACGTATTTATGAACGAATTCAGCCTGTTTCCTGCCGCAAAAAATGATGACATAATAGACTCAATTGGCATGGCTATCAACTATATGTCACAACGCACTGTTCCTGTTATGACTGAGGTAAGCTGGGGGAGAGGAACTGCCTTACCGGCGACACCGTACAGGATTGACTAAGGTTATGGCAAAGAAACCGCAAAGCTTCCAGTTAACACCAGAGCAGCAAGAAATGGCTGCGGAGAATATAAACCTAGCAAGAAGGGAAGCTTGGCGTGTTCAGAGGACGACAGGCATTGAATATTCGATCCTGGAGGGTGCCGCATTCCTTGGTTTATGTAAGGCATGCCATCGGTATGACCCGGAATCGGGCTACAAATTTTCTAGCTTAGCAACACCAACAATAAGAGGCGAAATCTTGCACTGGGTAAGAGATCGCACTTATGCAATGCGTTTGTCACATCGCATGCGAGAGAATTGGGTCAAAGGACGCAGATTGCTATTCGATGGATCTAATGATATAGCAATATCCGAAAAGCTAGGTATATCGCTTGGAGAGTGGCAGGAAACCAGATCAGCATGCTCTGGCCCGCCGCTTGAGCTAAAAGATCAAGCGATGCCAACGGATCCGCTGGAGCCAGAGGAGATGGACTTCAAAATAGACTATCGAGAGAAGGCGAGGGAAATGGTCGAGGCGCTGTCCACCAAGGATTACAACTCTATGGCGTCTTACTACAGGGGCGACCTGTCGAAGCCACCGGTCAGGCAGTTCACGTCGATGACCAGTGGCCTGAGGCAACAAAAATTATCAATACCAGACCCGGCTACCCAGCTAAACTGAGGCCAGTTCCCAATGCAATTGTGAAATCTGTAATTAGTGATTACACGATAAAGGCGGTCAAAGATATACCAATTACAAACGTACTAGACAGTCAGCATGTAGAGTACAAAAAGATAGGAAAAGAAGCGATAACATTATGCCCTTGGCACAATGACAGAAATCCATCGTTAACCATAAACGATGAAAAAAGCCTGTGTTATTGCTTTGTTTGCCAGACGGGTGATGATGGCATAGGCTTCATCCAGGCAAAGCTTGGAATGTCTTTTGCGGAAGCGGTAGAAAAGATAGCTATTTCCAACAACATAGAGGTAATATACGAAAACCTGAATCCAGAACTTGCGCTAAAGGAAGCAAGACGAAAGGTTCAGTTGATGAACCAACTGACAACCGAACACGAATCTTACCGCAGATTTCTGAAGGACCCAAGGGCTCAAAGGATACGAGACTTCCTGGATACCAGGGGTATAGAACCAGCTACTTCTAAGCATTTTCAGCTTGGTTATTGTCCTCGTGGATTTTTTGGCGATAGGATCACTGTACCGATTCATGACCACATTGGTACGCTGGTCGGTTTCGCCGGTAGAGCCACAAGCAATACGGCCAAGCCAAAATTCAAGAATTCTGAGAACAGTGAATATTTCGATAAATCAAAGCTGGTGTTCAATGAGCACAGGGCTATTCAACATATCAGGGAAGCCGATAGTCTTGTTTTTGTGGAAGGTCACTTTGATGTAATATCACTATGGCAATTTGGCATCAAAAATGTAGTAGCCCTTCAGGGTACAGCGACGCCAAGTGATTCCATACTGCATAGACTGGCTAGAAGGACAAAGAGATTCATACTGTGTTTCGATGCAGATGAAGGTGGCCTAAAGGCAACGGAGGCGTTTATTAAGTCCGCCGGTCCGATGACATGTCGCGGTGATCTAAGCTTGTCGGTTGCACAGTTACCGGACGGCAAGGATCCAGAGGACTGTATCAGCAGCGGGTTAGACCTGTTTTCCATAATTGAAAGTGCAAAACCGTGGCTCGACTGGCAGCTTGATGTGTGGCTAAAATCTGTAGACAGGTCAGACACTGCGCGATACACGGAGATAGAATCCAGGATACGTGCCTTGGTTGAATCAATACACTCCCCAACCCTGAGGCAATATTATATCGACAAAGCATCACTGGCCCTATCGCAGGACCCAGAGTCAGCCGCAAAAACTGCAAAAGATTGGTTCAAGAATACATCAACGATAAAAAGCAGGAAAAGGTGGCTGAAGCCAAGCCCGCTTGAGACCAGGATGATGGCAGAGCGAAGACTGCTCAGGTTGTATATTCACTTCCCTGAACTAAGGCCAGATCTTGTCGGTCTGATGGACAGACTGTATTCACCCGCGCATAAATGGTTATGGCAAAGATTGCGGGAAATCGAAGATTTCAGCGATGGCGTAAACATGGTCGAGACCCTTTTGGCGGTGTACTGCGTTTCGGAACCGCATTACACGAGACAGCTTAGATCGATAGCCATGCCGACGATCAAGGTACACAGTGATTCTGGTATAATGGATCATATCAAGAACATCTTGTCGCAGGAGCTTGTCGTAAATGGCATCTGAAGGGAAACCGCAATTCTTGATGTACACACTGGCTGGTTGCCCTTATTGCAATCAAGCAAAGGCATTATTTGATCACTATAATGTCAGGTATCAGGTGAAATACGAGAAAGCGCCCGACTGGGATACTTTCCCTGGTATCTACAAAATCACAGACGATGGCCCGGAGTTGATAGGTGGCTTTTCCGAGCTGGCCGAATACTCGTACAAGGATGGTCTGTGAGGCGTGGTCGGAATTTCCGTCCACGCTCGATTGCTGCTAAATCCTTAAGGCATGGATAACTTGCGAACAAATTTGAGTTGCCATGACTAAGATGGACCCGTCAGCACCGTTCCCTGGTTCGCTCCAACATGGCGAAGGCACCCTCTGCGAAAAAGACACTAAGCGGCAACAACCGCCCGCTGGAGCGTATCGGGAAAAAGACGACACAAGGCGCCGGTCTCCGGTCTAAGCCCAAGAGAGGGCACAAGCGTTACCGTGGCCAAGGGCGATAGGCAATGGAGCATCCGGTATCTAAACAACAGGTCTGGAGATCTGCTTTGGCTGCCAAGCAAGCCATAGCAGAAGGAAGACTTGCAGATGCAGTAAGTTTGCTATATTTTATGCACAAAAACCATATAATGGAATGGGTGTGCGTAAAGCGAGAGCTGCTTGCTTCGGCACAAGACTCCAGGTCACTGCTAGCAATAGCTACCGTACTGGATGCATCAAAGAAAAGCACACTTTCTGAGTCTGCCAGGATTATACCGGGCCTCTCTGATTTGCTTCATCAGGATCCGTATCAAGAGTTGCTCGATTAAGTCGATTTACAGCTTGAGTACGGCTATTTCCGCGTCACTTGCGGCAATCTAAAGTCCCTTTAATTTCAATCATGTCGGAATTCGGTCAATTCGCTCCTTCTGGGCCTGCGGTTTTCTATCGTTCGTACTCCCGGCGTAAGGCAGACGGGTCGCGTGAAAACTTTGAAGAGGCAATTACGCGTACAATATCTGCCATCGCAGAGGTAGGTAAATTTACTCAGGAGCAGAAGGCGCTATGTATTGAAGCTGGGCTGAGACAGCAATGCTTCCCTAGCGGTCGTGCATTGTGGGTTGCAGGTACGGAGTGGTCCAAGAAGCAAGAGAACTTCCCTGGGTACTACAACTGCTGCTCGATGCACGCAAACGATCCCTCGATGTTTGGCTTGCTGATGGAGCTGGCCATGATGGGAACAGGCACTGGCGCCGTCATGGAGAAAGACGTTGTAAACAACATGCCGCCAATTCAAAGAAAAGTTTCTATTAGCAATATCAGGAACAACGAAGGAATCAAGGGTGGCGATGCAGATACAACCATCAGGTTTACTGGGATTGTTGATGAAAAACCAATCATCACAATCAAAGTTGGCGATTCCCGTCAGGGCTGGGCTAGTGCCTACCAGGGTTTAATTACCCTAGCTATGGGGTACCCGGCTCAAGACGAGGAAGAGGAGACAGTCCATTGCGATGCCGAAATAGTGCTGGATCTGAGTCACGTCCGCCAGGCGGGTGAACCCCTCAAGGGCTTTGGTGGCACGGCTAACCCTGTTCGGCTGCGGGAGACGTTTGAGCGGGCGGCAAAAGTGCTCTGCAAGGCCAAGGGACGCAAGCTGACATCGATTGAGTGCTGCTTGCTGATTGATGAAGCAGCCAGTGCAGTAGTGGCCGGCAATATTCGCCGTTGCTTGCCCGGCGATGCTCTTGTGCACACTGAGTTCGGTCTCGTACCAATTCGTGATATCAAGATTGGCACAATGGTGCAAACCTCGAAAGGATTGCGTCCTGTCGTTGATTTTTTTGATCAAGGCAAGCAAGTTATTTACGAAATCAAAACACAAGACGGAAGCCTGTTTTGCTCAAAAGAGCACAAAGTAGCCGTGCTGCGTGATATCTATGGTGCATATGAAATGGTCAAGGCAATTGATCTCAAGGCCGGTGATCGAATGGTTGGCAACCATTTGATTGTTACGGGTCACAGCACCAATCTGCCGATTGCCGGTAATACGAAGGCAAATTCACGCAAGCCTCGTAAACCAATAACTGTTCCAAAATTAGACAAAGAAGTTGCCTATTTTCTTGGCTATTTCCACGGGAATGGTAATGTTAAATCAGACGGTAGCGGTATTCGCATAACTGGACCCAGTGGTTTTGAGTCTATCGCCGCTAGGTGCTCTAGCGTGCTTCAGCGGTTTGGTTTTGATTCGCATTTTGCTAACAAAAGCGATGCCTCGGCGTGGGAGTTGACAGCGAATGGGCGCGAATTAAATGCCTACTTCCATAATTTCAAGCAAGTATTTTCGCAGCCAATTATTCCTGATTGCATTCTCCAGGGGACGGAAGAAATTCGCTGGCATTACCTGGGTGGCCTGATGGATTCTGACGGTTCACCGGGCACTCATGTCCTGCTGAATTCTGTATATCCGGAATTTAGTCACCAAATTCAAGCTATCTATAGCTCTCTTGGTATTCCGACTCGCATCGAAAAGCGTTTCCGTAAAAATAATCATGAATGTGAGCTAAATGCAGTAGGCCTTCATAAGCATAAGATCTATCAAGTATTTTCAAGCATTTGCACTCGTTACCCTTATCTTGCGACTCAGCCATCTGACACTAGCAGGAATCAGCATGGGTTTGACAGGCAGATGGTGAAAGCTAGTATTAAAGGTATCAACTGGGGTCAGTATCAATCCCAGAAGAGTTGCGTGTCGCTTGCGGTAATCGAGCCAGCAATGACTGACCTTATTCCAGTTACAGTAATCAACGTACAGCCTACATCGCGTATCGAAGATACATTCGATATTGAGGTCAAGGATGTCCATGAATTTTACTGCAATGGCTACCTTGTTTCGAATTCAGCGGGCATGCGTCAATTTTCGTCCTGCGATAATGAGGCCGCTTCGGCCAAAGATGGCCTGTATAAGCAGGATGAAAACGGCAACTGGAGCGTAGATCCCGAAAAAGAAGCACTCAGGATGGCCAATCACACCCTGTGCTTCCATGCGAAACCTGACCACAAAACGATCAGGGCCAGTATCGAAAAGCAGTTTTGGTCCGGCGAAGGTGCCATCATGTATGTGCCTGAGTCAATCGCCAGGGCAAATGCCGACCTGTTGAATACAGAACAACTAAAGAAGCGATTCCTTGCTTTGTACGTGCGCAGTCAGGATGATGCACGTCAGATGCTGACCGAACTAGCGGAAAAGGTTGGTGAACCAACCGATGAACGCATCATTCAGCATCGGATGGACAGGTACGGACTTAACCCGTGCTTTGCTCCGGGCACTATTGTGATGACCAGGGAAGGCTATTTCCCGATCGAATCACTGGTTGGCGAGACTGTTGAAATTCATGATGGGAACGAGTGGCGCGTCATTGACAATTTCCGGGTTACTGCTAATGATCAAGATGTTTACAATGTGATATTACATGATGGGACAGTTATTACAGCTACTGAATACCACAAGTTTATCCTGAAAGATGGAACCAGAAGAGAACTAAAGGACCTGAAGCCCGGCAATGAGCTGCTGGCTGCTACGATTGAACCGGTCAAGGGTTCAGTAAGCGCAAAGGGCGCATACCTGAAGGGCTTCCTGATTGGAGATGGTACGTCAAATAAAGGGAAAGGCGCTTTCTGTAAGGTGTACGCACCAAAAAAAGTTTGCGCGGATCGATTACGCGCATCCCTCATTGAGCTTGGAGCATTTGATGGTCTAGAAGTGCTGACCGGAGCTGGTTACATCCGTGGACTGTCTTCTACTTGCGAAGACATGAATCAATGGTGTTACAAATATAAGCACACATTTCCTGACGAGGTGCTTAATTGGACAGACGAGGCGAAAGGTGAGTTTATAGCCGGATTATTCGATGCAGATGGCGCTGCGATTGATAGCAAAAAGGGTTTTTCTTATCAACTTACCAGCGTAAGCTTGCCATTCTTGCGTGGACTAGTGGCCTTACTGCGCACCATGGGTATCAATTCAAAAATCGGTCCGGTTCGCAAAGGTGGCACCAAAGATTTTGGTCCAGACAAAGGGGGAGTATGTCAAGTCAAAGACACCTACCGGCTTGCTATTTCTCAATATAACTCTATTATTCTGGCTAGACGGGTAAGATTTGAACGCCTTAAATCTTTTGCAGGCAGAGAGACCTCCTACTCTGTAAAGAGCAAATCTAATGTTATTTCTTCCATTGAATTTGCGTACACAGCGCCAGAAGTGTACTGCTGCACCGTACCCGGAAGTCATGCCTTTACCCTTGGAGCACTTTTGTTAGTGGCACAGTGCGGTGAAATCCTTATGCGTGACAACGTATGCAACCTCAGTGAGGTCCATCTGAATACTATCGATCCAAGTGATTCAGAGCTGCAACGTCAGGCATTCTATGCCGGTGGTCTGCAAGTTGCGGCCCTGCTACAGCACAAATTTGTCCCCGAACGCCTTTCTTATAGCCGTGAAAACGATCCGATTGTTGGTGTCAGTTTTACTGGCCTGTTTGACTTTTTTGTGCATGCTTTTGGTGCCCCTTGGCTGAAGTGGATGATGAAAGGGCGCCCTGGTGGTGCTGAGTACAAGAAGTACGATGCCATGGAAAAGAAATTCCTCAGGGGCTGGAGGATTGCTGCCGAGCAGGGTGTCAGGGACTACTGCGAGCAGCACGGTATTCGTGTCCCGAATAGGTTCACCACAGTGCAACCTGCTGGCTCCAAGAGCCTGTTGACCGGCGCTAGCAGCGGCTGGCATCCGCCGAAGGCACAGCGCTTCATCCGCCGGATTACCTTTGGCGTAAATGATCCACTGGTCAGTGCATTGCGTGATTACGGCTACAACGTAATTCCAGCACAAAGCGCCAGGGACGAAGACGGCAACCTGCTTGATGACATCAGCGATCCCAGGGTTCGCGAAGTGTTGGTTGAAATCCCCACAGAAGTATCGTGGGCTAATTTACCTGGTTGCGATGAGTTCGACCTTAGCAAGTTACCAGTTAGCGCTCAGTGGGGACTCTATATGCAGGTTCAAAAAGAATACACCCAGCACAACACATCCGCAACCCTGGAGTTTCGTCAAGACGAAATAGACCAACTGACTGATTTAGTCCACCAGTCAATCCAGTCGGATGATGGATACATTTCGGCTGCTCTGCTTGCCAGGTTCGATGCAAACGAAACATTCCCACGATTGCCGTTTGAACCAATCGACAAGCAGATGTACGAACGTCGCATGGCTACGGTGAAAATCGTTCGCTCAATGCTGCCGGAAGATGTTACATTTCTTGATCTATTGAAGAAATATGACAATGCGGACTATGAGCTGAAAGGTGCTGCTGGCTGTGATTCAGCTAAGTGTTTAACAGAATCAGAGAAAGACTCTGATCAAGCTGGATTGCTCAAGTGATCCAAGGGGCCGGTGATGCTATACTGGGCTATCCGGCCCTATCAGATGATCTCTTCTTCTGAAGAACCTTTGGACCATAGTCACTATGGCCCAGAGGTCCAAGAAAAGCTGAGCATATTCCAGGATCTGTTCAAAAGCTATTACAACATCACCTGGATTAAGTTCAAGGAGAACTCAAACCGCTTGGACACTATACAAAGCGCTTGGGATGCACTTGCTCGTGCCAGAAAGAAAGAAACTGGCAGCGGGTTCTATCTTACACCAGAGCAGTACAACAATGTCAACAATCGTTGATTCTCAAATACTGTCCATGTGCCTTTCGAGGGAAGGGTTGATCGAACCCTTTCACGCCAACCAGTTGAACCCTGCCTCTTATGATGTAAGGCTCGGCGAGACGATTCTAGTAGAGCAACCAGAAGGTGGTTGGATTGAGGAATCTTTACCATATTCACTGGCGCCAGGTGAATTTATTCTTGGTTGCACTGAAGAGTGGGTAAATATTCCATCTGATATGGAGGCGGTATTTCAACTGAAATCTTCCAGGGCTCGTGAAGGTTACGAGCATGTTCTTGCTGGCTACATCGATCCAGGGTTTTCTGGAAAAGTGACGCTGGAGTTGGTTAACGTGAATCGATATACGACCCTGCATTTGGTAAAAGACATGTTGATTGGACAGCTCAGATTCATGAAAACGGATCAGCCCTGCCGGATTCCGTATTCACAAAAGGGGCATTATCACAATGACAACAAAGTAACCGCCTCTAAGGTGAATGCTTTTGGATTTATTTCCTGAATTCATAGTATTCCTGGAACCCTAGGGGAGCCAAGGCGAGACGCCGGCAGAAATTTAGGCGCGATGCCCCATGAAGGTCGTACATCCAACTGACAATCCAGGACTGGTTAGCTACCACCGGCCAGAGCTGGTTGATCTGCTGCCTGGTCTGGAACTGGCGCTAGACTGCTGGAATTTATTGGATACAAACGGCAGGGGGTCGGCTAAGCCTAAGTATCTGGTACAGGAACCGGCTGAGCCCAAGAAAGCCTACGAGGCCAGACTGCACAGGTCTACTTATACGCCTATTTTCAGGGATTCGATCCGAGCATACGCGGGCCTGCTTAATCGCTTTCAACTTGTTAATGCGCCCCCTAGTCTTAGCAATTCGGAAAGCAATATCGACCTGCAAGGATCCAGTATCCAGAGTTTTTGGAATCGCTGTGACGAATTAGCCATCCGGGACGGTGGTGTCTTCGTGATGGTTGATATGATGCCAGAGCAGGACCAAACATCGAATTTCTTGGATCAACAGCGTGATGGCCGCAGGCCTTATGTGATTTTGATAGAAAGAAAAGATGTCATAAATTGGTCTGTTGCTTATAATGGCGGACGCGAATTTATTCAGCATGCAACAATTCGCCAGATCAAGTCGATGCCAATGGATGATGGGTTTGGCGTCAGGCTGGAGCCTGTTTACTATGTACTGAAGCCAAATCTTGTAGAAGAATATAGGATGGAAAAGAAAGATGGCAAATGGAGACAGACACTGGTCAGCTCCGTGCCAACGACATTACCTGTTGTTCCGTTGATATGGTATGGCGCATCAACTAGTAGATTTGCTCAAGGTGATTTACCAATGAATGGTCTTGCTGAACTGAGCATTCAGCACTACCAAATGCGATCCGACCTAACGGAATTGCTGCATAAATGCGCCATGCCGGTGCCGGTCAGAAAAGGTGCCCCCGTTGGCCCGGACGGGCGCACTGCACCACTGATCCTGGGGCCAAATACTGCGGTTGACCTGCCAGCGGATGGTGGCGAATTCGCTTTTGCTGAGCCGACTGGCCGCAGCCTTGAGCGCCATCAAGCGGAAGTAACGCACCTGGAAGCTCTGATGGACAGGTCTGGTCTCAATTTCCTGTATGGAGCAAATATCAAGACAGCAACAGAAGCATCGCTAAGGGCTTCTCAGATAGCGTCACAGGTTGCATCTCTGGTGCGCAATAAAACCAGTTCCTTTAACACTGTTATGCGACTGTGGGCTGTTTATGCTGGGGAGCTAGCAAAACTGACGGCGGAATCTGGCATGGCACTTAACGATAGCTTGATAAATCGACCCATTGATCCAAGTGGCATCGCTCAACTTGTTAATCTGTATAACTCGAAACTGCTTAGCGGTCAGACAGTACTTGCGGAGCTGCAGCGTGGTGGAATTTTAGATCCAGACATGAAGATCAAAGAGGAAATGAACAGAATCTCGAAAGAGGAGGCTGCATCAAGCGGCGGTAGTGATAGTTTGCCGCCAATCAGAACCGCCAATAACCGAACCCAGGTAGCCGAACCGCCGGCACGAAATCCTTAGGCAAACCACTAAAGAGTCCATTTAGTTCAATGTTATACTGGAATATAAGGCAGAAAACCAGGCCCATGGTCATCGCTCGTATCGAGTTCCTGCAAGAGCACGCCCATTCCTACGTGCAACAGGGAGAAGATGGCAGCCAGCCTGTGTTTGCGGAGATGCAGTTCGATTCACCAGAAGAGCTGATCACAGTCCTTAAGGAATTCGAGTACGCAATCAAAGATTGCACGGCAGACATCAATGGTAGACTGATTTCCTTGAGCGGATTCAAGACTACGTGAATCATCCGTTAAATAACGGCAAATTCATCAGATCCCCTGGTGGCAGCTTCCTGTACTGCATCCAAGGGCCGGTCTGTCGCTTGTACGACAGAGAAGAGTTGCCTTGGCCCTGCTGTCGCCTGAGCTGGAAGGGCAAGGAGCCGAGCTGGAACAGAGTGGGCCGACGCTTTGTTCCAGATGTAGCCACGTCCAGGTGTCCGAGCTATGCTGTCATAGCAACAGATCAGACTGGACACCAATGGACCCAGGTCTTGACAATTTACAACAGAAAGTTGACGCCAAGGGAAAAGGATTGGTGGATAACGAGAAAGCCAACGAACAAGGAGTATCCATCACTACCAGCAGACCTCTCAGAGGTCAGAACTGGACAAGTATTCTAAGGAAGGCGAACCTGGAGGCACCCGGCTACCAGGAAACAGTAGAAAAGATAAAAAGAGAAAAGGATGCTAAGTGAATGGCTATACTGTGTCAGTTACCTGCCAGGTTTGGCGAACATGAAAGCCGCTGTTGCCGATCGCTATAACCGACTAAAGCGTGCTGCTCAAATTATCTCCAACATTTACGATAATCCCGATCAAAAACTGATCAGATTGGCAGAAAATGCCGGCTGCCTCGACGAGCTTGAGTTCCTGCTGGAGGAGTCGCGGAAATGGTTAGACGATGACGATTACTTCGGTGATGTGGCGTGGACCATGGTGAACGATCCGGGCTCGCTTGCTGGTGTTTGTTGAGATTTGTAACAATTTTCACACAGGGGAACCAGCCGTGCTAATGTTGAGCCTGTTCTAGAGGGAAGACCCGTGACCATTGATACACTTTCATCCGATGAAATCGACGGCGCACCTGTCAGGCGCTCAAACCGCCCCTTGACCCAGTTCGCCGTTCGAGAGGTCGAAGACTTTCTGCTTGGCAAGTCGGAAGCGCACCGCACTTCGATTCACAATACGACCATTGATGTTGTGCAAGAGGACAAGCGCAGCAAAAGTCTGTTCGTTCGACTGCATGGTGAGACAATCCTTGCATTGTCCATCTCTTTGCCCGACGAAGAGGTCATTCATGCACAAATCTCCCTTGGTACCACTTTTACTGCGGATGGCTGCCCCACGAAGACAACGGTGGAAAGGCTGAATGGTCTGCTTGACTGCCTTGGTACGCATGGCGTGATCCCCGAAAAGGTCAGGATATTCAGGGATCCCAGTGGCGGTGGTTCTTTCTTCTTTGGCAAAGGAGAAGAGAAGACCCCCGTTGGGCAGCGCTATGCCAGGAACATTGTCATGAAGTCGGATCCCGATGAGTTATTGATCGAGTCGTCTGATGTCAATCAAGACTGGGCAATCATGAAGAAAAAGATGGTTGGCGGTACCGTGACTTACGAGAAAAACAAAAGGCTGGCTTCTCGCAATGCCTAGGCAAATCCCGTACCCAGACTACATCTGCAATGATTGTGGCCGCCAATATGGCAGATGGTACGCTTCTGGTTCTTATACTGGCCCATCCTGCAGTTATTCTACCTATCATGAGGGAAATTGTGGCATCTGCGCTAAGCGAAATGTCCCAGTAACAGAGCCACGTGACTTTGGTCATCTCTTAAACTGGGGTGCAATCCAGGATAAGATTCGTGAAAACAGAAAGGTACGCAAGAACAAGAACAATTGCGAAGAACCTGGGAAAGCTCGGAAAGTGGACACTGCTTGAACTACTGCTGATCCATTGTCCAAGCGGATCAAATGTTGATACCTCAATCAGTCTTGCGATTGGCAAACAACACGGAATAGGGATCAGCATGCTGTGTCCCTATTTTTTGTTGGAACTCAATCTGCTGCCTTTAACTGTCTGTACTCATTCATATTACATAGAGAATTTCTGATGGTGTTACCGACAAAGACTTACCCAAGGGCATTACACATGTACAAAGTACTGTACAGTGACAACTCCTTTAGAACACTGTATGCCTGTGGCATGACACACGCACACGCAACATCTAGAGAGTACTGGCCAGGCCAGGAAATCGAAAGCATTATTCAGTTGGATGACTCATGGAAGAACTGAACGCTGTACTTTACGCATTGAATATGTCCCTAATGGCAGGTATAGCTATCTTCCTGATTCTTTACTTTGGTGGACACCGGTGACAACATTAGAATCTTTCTGGTATTCGTTTGCCCCAGTCTTGCTCGTGCTATTGACCGGCTATCTGTCTGCTAAATTTACTTCTCACGTATTGCATGACCGTAGAAACCACACCGATACCGACTAATGTCAGCAAAACCTGACACCTTAGACAGAAATCGTTGGCTTTCGGTAGCCTGTCAGTACCAACCATTTTTTTTTGAGTGGTTCCAATCATCTCTGGACCTGACTACTGGGTGGCAGTAGTGTAGAGTTCTGTTTCGATCATTGCTTAAAACAATCAGTCTGCTTGGCGTTGCTTCGCTGGTCTTCTCGTCATTCAATCCAGCACAAGCAATCAACAAGCAATGCACTACGGCTTCTTACTATGGCCATGGTGATGGTTTTCATGGTAAAAAAACCGCTAATGGAGAACGATTCAATGGACACGGCATCACCACGGCTCATCCACGCCTGCCATTCGGATCCATGCTCTTGGTTTTCAATGCTGACACAGGTAAATCCGTAACAGTTCGTGTTAATGATCGCGGCCCATACGTTCATGGCCGTGGGTTAGACCTGAGCTACGGCGCCTTCCTGAAGGTAGCCAACCCCTCGCAGGGAACCGCCAGGGTCTGTTATACGCGGCTCGCTTGACACTGAACAGCTAATGTGGGGGGCCTCCCCCCCTTTTTTTTATGGTTGAGTTCTTCTTTACACCAGCGCAACGCCAGCGTGCTCTAGAAGAGGCCACAAGGCGCCAGGACTCTAATCAAAGGCTTGGGCGCAAAGGTCGCAACAAGGGGCCCGCAACCGGCTCAGAGGCCCTGGAAAAGCACAAAATAGGAGCTGGGGCAGAGTTAGCAGTAGCAATTTACCTTGGACTTGAAGAATTTGTATTTCAGGATACAAATCCTGTCAGGGGGTCATCTGATTTACCTGGAAAGATCGACGTAAAGTGCAGGCCTTGCCATAATTGGGATTTATTGGTACAATTGGATGACGACCTTGAAAAGACCTATGTGCTAGTTACGATACAACACAGGCGTATATTTATTCATGGGTGGATTCATGGTTCCATGATCCCCAAGGAATGTATAAAAGAGTATGCCCCAGGAAGGCCCTGTTACAGTATCCCGCAATCAAACCTGAAACCAATTGAGGACTTGAAATGTCAAGCGGAAGCTGCTTAAGTCGTCACGATTGCTGGCTCTCCTGGGAAGAGCAGGATGGAGAAGAATTTGCTGTTCTTAATTTTTCGGATGATCTGATAGGGCAGCTTGGGTGGGATGAAGATGATGAGTTGATATGGACCGAAAACGAAGACGGATCAATATCTATTACCAAGTCGCAATAATGGATAAACCATTGCATATACCTGAACTCAGGGAAAAGGTAGCAAGAAAGATGTGGGAAGTTTGCCGATCAAGTAATGATCCATTGGAGCCACCGCTGGCAACATATATCATGGCCGAAGTGGCCATCAAGGAGATCTATGGCAATGTTGATAAGATACTGTTGGAAACCATCAGGAATCGGTTGGAGGGACTGGTATGACTGATGAAGAAATCATAAAGACAATCCAAACTAAGATCCGTAACCACGAGGTCCGGGTTGCCATCGTGTCTGGTATTCTGGGTTTGGTAATCCTGACCGGAATCTTCCATGCAATTCACCTCAACCACACCCTGGTGTCTCGATAACCTGACTCAAGACGAGCGGGATGAGCTGATTGTGTTGAAGGCAGCGATCAGTTACCTGCCTAGCACGGTTCACCCTGCTAAGATGATGCGGTTCACCCAGCTTTGCGCCCGGTGCCTGTGCGGCAAGGGCGATCCCTCTTGCTAATGACAAACAACCTTGAACACAAGAAAGATGGCTTTGTTGTTAAGTACCGCGTTGGTCGCCATGTAAACTGTACGCGATTCGCTGATACAACTGTTGATCGCTCTGTTGCTAATATCGCTACGTTTCTGATTGGCTGCGGATTTGGTCGCTCGGCCGTCGTCGAAGCACTCAAGGAGGCAGCGGAGCAAATCGAATCAGACTCGGACTGACCTCATGGCGGGCCACCGCAGGACCTCCCGCATTGGGAGGTTTTCTCGTAGGCGCCCTGGGTCAATTCCGAACAAATCCCGAAGGTCTTGACACTATGACAAACCAAGGTCTATGGTTAAGACACAGGTAAGCAACCTGTTGTTATGCAATCAAATCCCACTACCATCATTAAGACATGGAACGAATCCTCGATTTCTGCGACGTAACAAGCTGCGATCTCAGTCTGTCCGGCCCAGGCCTGGTACTAAGGTTGTCTCAAGGAGATGTTGTCACGAAAATCAGGATCGGTACTGACAAATTCGCGGAAACCCACCCGCCAGTAAAAGCGATCACAAACACTGTCAGCGTGACACCAGCCGCACCGGGCCGCCAGCAGGCTGTGGTTGGACTGATTGAGAAGTCCGCATCGGTGGCACTCGCAGGCAAATCCAAGCGCGTGCCTCAGCGTCGATTGAACGAACAAGACGTTAGGGAGATCAGACAAAACTGGGACGCAACCGTAAAAGCCTGCGGTTCCAAAAATGCCGCCGCAGATCAGCTTGGACGCATCTATAATTGCAGCGCCAAAAACGTGTATGCAATTATTTACAGATACTCATGGGTGAACATCTGATAATCCGCTAAGCTGAGCACGCGGCAAGGGGTTGCCGTGTGTGAGGAGAGTGCTAAACTGGCGCTGGCCACGAGCTAGCGCTTTTTTATGTCTAACGAAATCAGCGAAGAGTCACGCATGGTTATCACCCTGGATGACTACAAGTTTCAACTTAAGGATGTGAATGAGCCGGGTGGCTTTGCTGAATACAAGGGAAAGATGGAGGTATCTTATGATGGAGAATTTCTTGGCATAGACGTCTGGGAAACTCCAATTGATCATGATTTTACCGATTCACCTGTTCAGCAAATAACTCTTGCTGGACCGGATCAGTCTAATTTGCTAGTGGGTGCGGTCCTTGCCTTGTTGGAATCTTATGGTCATCAGACTGTATTAGATGACGAGGACATACAGGCAGAATACAAGCAAATGGCGGATGAGGCAAAAATCATATACGCTCAGGAAGCCGAGAACTCAAGCACTCAGGAAGCAACTGAGCAGCCTGAGGACTGATCCAGAAATTCAGGATTACCCGTTCTCTGGTCTGAATAGAGTAAGGTCTATGAATCCTCCCAGTGATTGGGAGGATCTGAAAATATCTGCAATGTATGAGCTAGACCACCGAGGTAGTAACAGGAGTTAGTCCCGAACATTCAGGTAAACTTTTGCATGGACACTCAACCATCAAAACGCACCTGGGATACCCCCATCAGGGAGCGGTGGAACGCCCCTATCCATCACTGCCTAAAGGCTATTGATAGCCACGTTGATTTATACCTGAAGACAGGTAACACGTGGCATGTCGAGCAGGCCAACTTTCTGCGTTCCTATGTAGGGCAACTGAAGACCTGGATTCACGAAGAGGAGGGTCTCCTGAAGTATCGCAGCGCAGAGGATACTGAGTGACTTTCAGGTCGAAGCCCCGTTTCTTCGTGCCACTTTATCATTGCATCTTGACGTAGTGGACCGCGATCAAAGTAAACCTTGAAGTTCTGACGACTGGCAAGTTCGACTAGCTCGCGCACGCTGCCGCTGTGTCTGAGTCGTTCATGTATGACCAGCTCTGGGCGTTGGTCATACAGCTCCCCGTATGCGTTGTATTCAGTCATTAGTTATATTCCTGATAGATGGCATTTACTATGATTACTGATATTCTACCCATGGTATACTAAAGTACGTTCATCTTTTGCGTATTTAATCGCAAACGACGGAAGTAGGTAATCACCGAAGGAACGCTCTTTAACCCAGTTAAGGAGACACATGACTATTGCTACTTATCGCGGAGTCCAGTACACTGTTGGCGCTCCAGGTGGAGAAGGCGCACAGCAGGAGCCAGTATCTGAGCTTGCTGTGATCAAAGAGCAGGTAATCAAACAAGATAAGTTAAAAAAAGTTCGCTTATCTCAGGTGGTTGTTTGCCCAGCAAGGTAAAGATTAGCCAGGTCAGTCAAACTGTGACCATTAAATGGAATACTGTTGAGCGTGTGACACTTTAGCATGCTGTCGACGTCAATGCGCCTAAGGGTTCAGTTCATATGCGAACGCATCAGCGTTGGTGCTCCAGTGGAGCTAAATGACATAACATGGATTCAAAAGTTGGGCGATAGAAATCCAACTGTCGCCACTGCCCTTAGAAAAGCACGCAGGTTGTCGATGGCGAAAGGCGCTCAGCAGGGTGACCTGGATACCTTTATGGCTGACCTGGACCTGGGCGACCCAGATCCAAGTAACCATTTAGTCGGCCCGCAGGATCCTATTACACTCGCCGAATGGTTTAGTAATCGACGGGCATGGTTCAGAGGGACTGTAGATTAACAAATCCTGGAATACCAACACCAGAACCAGTACCGCAATGTAGCTGATGCTCATCAGTATCATTAGCGCGTCAATGTTACCGCTTGCGCTTTTTCTTTTTGCTAGATGCAGCTTGACTAAGAGCAATTGCTTGAGCTTGTTTTGGGCCACGGCCTTCCTTGATTAGTGTGCGGATGTTGCTGCTGATCGTTTTCTGACTGGTGCCCTTCCTTAACGGCATTCGCGTTCTCCAGGTGATCGTAGGCTAGGACCCATACGATTGTCAGCAGGGTCCCCAGTAATACGATACCCAATCCGATTGCAATATCCCACGGGAACTCAGTCATCTACCATAACTCCCTGTTAGCCCAGAAAGCACCGGAAAGCTTTCCACGGGCAATATTCTTTGCGTGCCTACTTTTGAAAGATTCACGCCTTGCTTTGTCTTTAGCGGAATCACTGGCACTAGGTTTACCCGCTGTAGTCATTTTTTGATCGCCAAAACGTACTAGCTTCACGGTATCGCCATCTTTCGCGAGAACTACGCCTTTTTTTGTTGGATGGTCGGGGGTTCGCTTCGGCTTGTTGTAACCCTCTAGACCATATTTTTCGAGACGGGGATCCTTCTTTTTGGCCATGGAATCACGAATCCGATTCCTTAGATTGCCTGAATACGTCGTTATACTGCCTTAGATGCACTTAGAATGTGCCGTATAAAGACAGGGAGAAGAACAGGAAATATCAGACTGAATGGGCAAGGCGCCATCGCCGTACTAAAAGCTCGTTGCCATACTTCAAGACAAAAAAGCAGATAATACTTGAAGCAAAGAGTGGACCATGTCTGATCTGTAAGCAGACATTTCCCCCAGCAGCCATGGATCTACATCATGTTGATCCGACAGGTAAAGAGTTTACGGTATCTACCGCCCTGAGAAAAGTTGGGTACGAAAAACTGGTGCAAGAGATTAACAAGTGCGTTGCACTGTGTGCGGTTTGCCACAGATTGCTGCACGCTGGATTGGTCGAATTGAAATACCCGGTGTGAGATTCGAACTCAACGCTGAACGGAGCTTAAATCCGTTGCCTCTTCCGCTGGGCTAACCGGGCACATCCACATTATAACGAATAAGTGCTCCCTGCGTGGATCGAACACGCCTAAGGTCGATTATGAGTCGACTGCATTCACCAGATTGCTAAGGGAGCAGCAACGGTCACACTGTAGCCGATGCGGGTCGTCTTTGCAATATCCTCGTCCCATGATTTCCTGTAGACGGCTGCTACCGGACAGGCTAATGTCCACCTAAGGCCCTACGACCTACAATGCCCCGTCCAATCAAGCCACGTTCAAGCCGTCGCCGCCTGCAGGGACAACGTATCCTGAGCTTTGTCGCAGCCCATCAAATCGATGGCAACGGCATCCAAGGTGTTACGGCTGCCAGAAAATTCGTATCACAAAACAAGATTTGCTATCCGGCAATCATTCACGTTCATCGTAACAAATATACAACCGACAGCTTTTTCCTTGCGGAAAAGGGAATGTTCGGATTGGCATATGCCGAATTCAATTGGATGGTATTTCCATGCCTTCGGCAACTGGTCGAAAAAATTGGCCCAAGAGAGCTTTTCACTGACTTGGGCCTTTATGATTGGGCTTCCGAAGAAGAGAGCTACAGGGCAGAATACGCTTTTATCTAAGCGACCCTAGTTAGCCTGTTTCCGAAGTTGAACTTATAGCCCTCGACGGTTTGATCCTGACAGGGCTCCATATATGTTCTGAAGCAACAAATCTTGTTGATCGCTGTGGTGTCAACGCCAAACTCTTTGGCAATGTCACCCTGTTTTTCACCCAAGCGGGCCCTTAGGCGAATTTCGTAAATCTGACGATCGCTGAAAAAGCCTTGCTTGCGTCCACGCTTGACTGGATCGACGCTCACGGGCGGTCGACGCATAACACGTCTGACAACGCGGCTAGGAGTGCTGGCCGAAACGTCTGTAATCCTGGCTATGCTGTCATAGTCATAACCTTGGCACCTCAGGTCCCAAATGCGGTCTTCTTTGGGAATGGAAACTCTTCCTCTTGCTCTGGCCATGGTTTCGGGTAATGGGTATCCCACTGCTTTTCTATCTTAGGCGAATACTGGAGGGAAGCAACCCCCCGGCCCGCCGCAGTGTTACAATTTATTGACACACCACATCAGGCGCAACCGTTGCATTACGTTACAATCCCCTTGTTTCATAGTATCCACGATTTAATTGAACCCAGAAAGCGGATGCTTCAATGCGCTGGCTCCAGGCTTCTGGGTCCGATGGGTCGTGGATATTTTGCAGATATATTGGCGGGAACATCGAACGTTTCCAGGCCCTGAAGGCCCAATAAATGTAGCCCACGCTATTGCAGATAAACTAGCATAGATTACCAGCGCCCAGACGGGAATCGAACCCGCATCGTAGTCCTGTCATATAGCATTGCGTCCAACGCATCAGCCAGGTACCGACCTGTCCAGTTGGTTCGGACTGGGCGACGACTCAGACAGGACTCAAACCTGTGACCGACCGCTTAGAAGGCGGTTGCTCTATTCAACTGAGCTACTGAGCCATTAGTCAGGCAGGGCGTCTTACCGTATCGGGCGGTATCTCCTGGCTATGTGCCAGACGTGTTCCTTACACCAAGACGCAGTGACCCTCCTGTTTGTGCATCATCCAGCGTCCTGGAGCTAAGCATAGAGGGTGTTTGCACGGATCTAACCTGCGATCCGTAAGGGGTACCTTCTCCCTAAGGGGCCCCGCCGGGTCCGGGACGGTTGGTCAACCGTATGCAGTCCGTCGAGCTTGCCAAATGGGTCGAGGGCTCAACCGTGGACTAGACGGGCGGAGGTGATCAACCCTCCGGCCTGGAAACCCAGGACTTCACGCAGATCAACAACGATCGAAAATTTCCGATCCAGAATCGACGCAGTGCCCATTCCTGTTGACTGCACCCCGCCGACAGAGCAGCGTGGGGGGGTTAACAGAAGGATTGGGCGTGACCGGATACAAAAGCAACCAGACAGTGGCCCAACCTCTGTCACTAACAGTATACCACAAAGTCAGCCCACGTTGACTGCCATCTCAGACCTGATTTGCTCAAAGTCGATTGGCCTGTAGTCTGTATGTTCTACGCATACGCATCTGTACCTGGGATCGGGCTCATCTTTCTCATCCAAGACTTGTCGGTAATGCAAATGTCCATGGATATTGCCCTTGTATCTGATGACCCCACAAGTGTGAACAGGAATATGCGTCAGGACATAATGATCCAGGTAATGACACCCTCTGATGTCATCAAAATATTTCACATAGTCCTGTAGCTTGAAAATATCATGATTTCCTCTGATTAGAATCTTCCTGCCATTCAGCCTTTCTAGACACTTCAGTCCACGCCTGGGAATGGCCACGTCTCCAAGGTGGTAAACCTTATCCTTGGGGCTAACGGTGTTGTTCCAGTTGTCGATCAATGCTTCATTCATTTCATCTACGTCATCCCAGGGCCTGAGCTTGGAGCCGTCGTCCCTGGTGAATCGGCAGACGCCACCATGCCCGAAATGTGTATCAGAGATTAAGAATGTCTTCGTCATTACAGGAATTGTTCCATTAAGCTCACCTTAGCTTGACAGGACGGGATGATGGTATAAGTTGCTATCGCACTCTGACTTTACAGCAGGATGACCCCCAGGACTCCAGTCGAGATACTGCCCGCCAAGCCAAACAGTGACTACCGAGCCACCTATCGCTTGGACGGTGAGGTGTCTAAGCTGAACGTCAATGCTGCAAGTTACTACGAAGTGTGGCTTATTGTAAAGCGCACGTATCCAATGGCCTCTGTGGTTGCCATTTTGCTTGTGACCATCTAAGGTCCGTCTAATGTTCGCAATGATCAACAAATGAATGGATAACCTGGTAGAGATCACGTCAGCCCTGATTGAAACAGGCAACCGCAGTCCCCGCGCTACAGCAATCGCTGTACTCAGGGCGCTGTCCGCAACACTGAGGATTTACCCAGATCCAGGCGACCTTAATCTGGAGGACTGCGCCGACTGGATTGACTCACAGCTTGAACAAACCAAACCATTCAAAAAATGAACCCTAGTACACTTGTTGCTGCTGGCTTTGCCAACGAACTGGCTGAAGTCCTGGAACTTAAACTGTTGGGAGCTGATGCTGTTGGTGAAAACTCTTGGGACGATCATGCACGTCAAGTCCTGGAGGAATACCACAAGACTCTTGACCGGGGCGTGTCGACGTATGTACCGCTTTGGCGTTCACTTCATGAAGCCTATAGCTCAATCGACAGAACCAGTCCGCCGTATGTAATCTTTTCCGCGCTGATCACGGCTTTCTGTGATCGAATGGAATCGGATTTCCCTGTGCATGAAATAGATAAAAGCGTTTTGATCGGTTACTTGCGTGACGAAGCGGAAAAAGCACTGGCTTGTGAGTGATGAAGAGCAAATCGAATCGTCTTGGATTGAATCGAGACGATATGATGACATCCGCAGCCGTTCTGTTTCGTTTAGCAACAGCCCTAAGGAAGAACAATTTACCCAAGATCACACCAGATGAACTCGACCACATGGCCCGCGCCATCAGAAAGAAGGCAGATTCTAAATAGAACCATGCCGCGAGCGCCCCACGAGAATGGAGCGCCAATCGTCACTCCGGTGTGCTGTCCTGCCTGGAAGGCTATCAGGAGCCGGCTTGATTGGTATCCTTTTGCTGATTATCCAGATCATGTTTGCATGCCATGTATCGGCCAGTGGCGCGTTAACCACTGCCCGTCATGTGGTGCTGATGTTCGCATGTCTATATGGAGGCTGCCTTGACCAACAAGCGTCAGTTCAGCCAACCCCCGCGTGAACTGCTAGAACAGTGGGTTGAAGAAGCCGATCAAAAGCTGACGACCCTGGAGGCATGCCAGCATGTCGCTCAGAAGGCTTCTGAGTGGGGTTTCGCCACAGCATTGTGCCCTGACCCCAATAGCCTGAAACAACGCGCCCTGAGGGGCCTGGAGCGCATCAAGAACCTTGGTGTGGTATCGACATGGGTGGGCAAGGATGTATTTCAGGTAATAGAGGAGGCCCTAGAGAGCCTGCCAGACAATACATAAGCAATACTAATGGTTTGAGGTATTGACCTGCGGGTGTCTAGCGGATAATTTAGATATGTCCTTAGACACCAACAGGCTCTTAGCCATGCAGATCACCAAGCCCATGCTCGCCGGGACCTATGACGCCTGCAAGGCGCGTTTCCCTTATATGGCGACTCCCAAGATTGACGGCATCCGTTTTGTCATGGTCGACGGTGTTGCCCTGAGTCGTTCGTTCAAGCCGATCCGTAATGCTTACGTGCAAAGCACGCTGCGGAGCTGCTTGCCGGATGGCGTTGACGGCGAATTGACTTGCGGTGATACGTTCCAGTCGTCATCATCGGCAATCATGTCAACCGATGGTACGCCGGATTTCAATTGCTGGATCTTTGATTATATCGACCCGTTTAGCGATATCGTAGCACCCTATCGGGATCGGATCACTGATCCAGCGCTAGTTGAACTGGAAACTGAGCAGTTTATTACCATCCTGAAGCCGGAACTGGTTGCCAACGAACAAGAGCTGCGAGCAGTAGAAGAACGTTACCTTGATGCGGGGTTTGAGGGCGTAATGGTGCGTGACCCGGATGGAGGGTACAAGTTTGGCCGCTCCACAGTCAAAGAGAACATTTTACTGAAAGTGAAGCGTTTTGTTGATGACGAAGCAATCCTGGTCGGAGTACTGGAAAAGCAGCACAACATGAACCAAGCTATGCAAGATGCGTTTGGGCGCACAAAGCGCTCTACCAGTCAAGACGGCAAAGTTGGTGCCAATACTGCTGGTACGTTGGTCGTGCGTAATGCAGATGGTGTTGAGTTTGGTATCGGTACAGGGCTCGACGAGGCCATGCGTGCTAAGATTTGGTCTAATCCTGGTGAATTCGTTGGCATGATGGTTAAGTACAAGTATTTTCCTGTTAGCGTCAAGGAGAAGCCGCGTCACCCTGTTTTTCTGGGATTTCGCCATCGCGATGATATTTCGTCATGAATACCTCGCTTCTGATCTTCTATTTGCTCTTGTTGTACATTGCATTACTGCAAGCCTCTCAGTAATGCAAGTTACACCACTGATCCTGTTCTCTGTAAATGAACAAATGCCACTAAGTAAATACCAACGCAACGCACGTTTTGATTCTTTGGCAGAGTATGACCACCTTGCTAAGCCAGACGACTTCATCGAAGTAACCGAATGGCACAATGGTGAAGGTTTTGATGTACACCTTAGTACCAATGCTGGTGAACAGCGTATGTCATTTAGCTGGGGTGAGTACCAAGCATTGAAAACAACCCTTGGTGACTGGGCTGAAAACAATTTGGAAAATGAAGAATGACTAATCAACACCCGATTACCCCACCGCGGGAGTTGTTAGATAAGTGGAACAACCTGCCATTAAGCACTGAAGAGATCTTTGTGATTGTCGCCCAATGGGGCTCCGACCAGGAGCTGGAGGCGTGCTGTGAGTGGCTTAATGGCGGATCAAAAATTGATTACGACACTGCTGCGTTACTTCGCGCCGCCCGCCGCCCCAAGCCGCCGAGCTTGAAGGAGCAGGCGCTAAAAGACCTAACCGTAATGACGACGGTTCCACCTGGCATGGATCCCCTGTCACCGGAGACGACAGAACGGATTAGCCGAATCCGCCGCGCACTGGAGGCGCTTCCTGAATGACTAACCAATATCCCATCACCCCACCACTCGTGCTGCTGCAGCAGTGGTGGGAGCAAGCCGATCAATATCAAGACGATCCAAAGACTTACTTCGACTATGTAGTTACCGAAGTAGCCCAATGGGCAGCCGACCAGGAGCTGGAGGCGTGCCGCATGGAGATCATTGATGGAGCAGGACGTGTCCACATCGACGAAACCCGCGAGCGCGTTCGTTTGGCCGATGACATCCGCGCCGCCCGCCGCCCCAAGCCGCCGAGCTTGAAGCAGCAGGCGCTGGAGTTTGTGGATAGAATTGAAAAAGCTGAGTATATTTGGGCAAAGAGTGAATTTGAAATCCTCCGACGCGCACTGGAGGCGCTACCTGAATGACTGAACTATGCCGCCCCGCCATAGAGCCGGTGCCGGTGAGCGAGCGCCTGCCGGGGCCGGAGGATTGCGATGCGGAAGGGAGGTGTTGGTATTTCTTTATGGACAGTGTTGTCGGAGGTTGTGGTTGGCAAATGTTTAATGAAGAGGAGAACGAACTTCTAGCTCCTTCACACTTCTGGCTCCCCCACTGGGCGCTGCCGGTGCCTGGGGTGGAGGGCGCCGATGGCTGACGCCCTGCTCACCCTCGCCCTGCTGCTCGCCCTGCTGCTCGCCCTCGGCGCAGCAGTTGAGCTGTGCATCAAGGCGGCCTTCGTGCGCCTGCTGCCGTTGCTACTGAGGTTACCTGGTAATTAAACAACCGCACCATCATTTCAAAATGAAAGCAGAAGTCCTGTATGACCCGCTCACTAATACCTACTGCTGGAAGCTGTGGACAGGTCCAGACGGCATTGACGAATATCGTGGTATCGCAACCTCTATTGGAGAAGCGTTTGAAGCGCTGATTAGAGCAGAAACCATTAACTCTCTTCATTACACAGCACAAAGCAATGACCGAAACCAGACAGCTCTCTGACCTGGCGATGGACTTTGACACCAAATACAAAGTTAACGAAAAGCCCGTCGAGCAACAGGAGGAAAACTTAGCAAAATACCACTTAAAGTACTGTGGGCCACTCTGGCAGCGTATTGGCGGCAAGACAGGGCCATACGACCTAGGGCCAGGCGAGATCGCAAGCATTTTGAGACTGATCGCCGACGAGGCAGAGCATCGTGGTGAAATAGATTATGACCGCGATCCGGGGGAAACTGTTGACTGGCTGCGTTCTCAGGCTATGATTGCAGAGTCCGCCATAGGCCTTTAGCCATCATGAGACACAGTTTGACCTACGAGTCGCTCTTGGCTGACCAGGAGCGTGCCCGTAAAGCATTTGGTTATATGATACGCTCTTGGCGTATCAAAAACAAGTGGACGCAGTACACTGCTCACAAATGGGCAAAAGAGGCAGGTTTTGAAGCCATTTCATACGGCAATCTGTCTTGCATTGAACAAGGCAAGGCCGGTGAGTTACGCCAGAAGGCGTTCTTCCAATTGGAAGAATTGAACAGGCGCCTCAATGTTAGGGATTGGGGAAGCGTTAAAACACCAGAAATTAAACAAAAATTGGAGCACTCTCAGCCACTGATTGATGACGATGGCAAGCTTTGGGATGCTGTTGATTTTTGGGCTTGCTACGTTGGTTACAAAGCAACCCCGAAGGTTTGCTAATGAATAACTGATTTCCGCTATTGTTTAACCTAGGTATCGAAACTTCTTCAAAATGAAACAACAAAACGGGTTTATTGACCCCGCCATTGCTCTTGTTGCTGTCAGTATTGTGGTAGCTGTTGGTCTCCTCGTTATTGGTGGCCCACTGTATAATGTGTGGCAACAATCTCTTGCCGGTAAGGCAGAGCTTCAGAAAGCGGAATACACCCGCCAAGTGGCAGTACTTGAAGCACAGGCGAAGAAAGATTCTGCATCGCAACTTGCCGACGCAGAAATCATTCGCGCTACTGGCGTTGCCAAAGCAAACCAAATTATTGGTAATTCCCTGAAGGACAACCGCGAGTATCTCCAGTATCTGTACATCACTGGGCTGGAAGAAGGTTCCAGCAAAGGTAACGTAACCGTCTACGTTCCCACTGAGGGTGGAATGCCTGTTCCTACTCTGCAAATGAACAAATAATCTGAAAGAATTATCCAGCTTACCCTGTCACTTATCTTTCCATGGCTGATTCCAGGTACCCCTACACTCACGCGGCTGATTTCATTCGTCGTGTTGGCCCCGTAAGTAGTTCCGGTGTTGTTTTGTCGCGTGGCGATGCTTCTGCTATTCGCAGAGCAATTGCAGTTGCGATACAAATAGAAGATTTCAGGTTAGCTTGTATGCTAGCTGATGCTGAACTCAAGTATCAAGAAAGCTCAGAAGCAGTGCAAAAGCAGACTGAGCGTGTTTTGCGTGCAATCAGGGGGAAAATCAATGACTGATCTATATTCTTCTGTCGTGCCGCCAGCAGTACTGCAAAAATTACGCAGTACAGCTCCAACTTCAGGCTGGCATCGTGATGCTTGGATTGCTGAACAAGCCGCCCAGTACGGCGCCGACCAGGAGCTGGAGGCGTGCTGCGTTGAAGTTTCCTTCTGGGGAAGCAAAGGCATGGCAAAGAAGCTTCGTGCCGCCCGCCGCCCCAAGCCGCCGAGCTTGAAGGAGCAGGCGCTGATCCACTTTGAGTCATTTGCAGCGACATTTGAAACATCTGGCGGAGATTCCGACTTGATCCGCCGCGCACTGGAGCAACTCAATGACTGACTTCCGAGCGCTGTGCGCTGAGCTGGTTGAAAAACTGGATGAACTGAACTGCAACTTCAACATCCCCAACCAGTCGGCATTGATCGAACGTGCTTACGAAGCCCTGGCCCAGCCCAAGCCGCAGGGGCCGACTGATGAGGAGCTACACCAGCTCTGGCTTGACCTCTATGCCTTCCACGATGGTCCTACCAGCGGGGACGTAGCAGAAATCGCCCGCGCCGTCTTAGCCCGCTGGGGGAACCGATGACTGAGCTATCACCACAAGCGCAGGCGGTGCTGGATGCCGTCTGCAACAACACTGAACCAGATTGTGACACGCAACATTTGATCGCTGCCGCCTTGCAAGCTGCTGCGGATCAGGTGGTGCCGGAGTTTGCTCATGACGACGACGACATTTACGGTGAAACGATCCAGGACGTTCGCCACAAACTCCTCGCCATCGCCGCTGAACTGGAGGGCGCCAATGACTGAGCTATCACCCCAAGCGCAAGCAGTACTTGATGCTTATATGGCTAACTGTGGCTGGTTGGATGGCCCTTTACAAAAGGACTATCAATGCCTTGCCGCCGTCCTGCGGATCATTGTGCAAGAACTTAAGTATTTTGGTGGCGACAGCGACTCGGACTACATAGTTGATGTTGCTGATCTTCTCGCCATCGCCGCCGAGTTGGAAACCATTAACGAGGAAGATGATTTTGCCATCGTCGTTGAGTTGGAGGGTTCCAATGACTGAACTATCACCACAAGCGCAGGCAATTCTGGACGCCGCACACAACAGGTGGCTGGATGTTGATGACGACATCCCCGCGCAGGTGGCCGCCGCCGCCCTGAAAGCTGCTGCGGATCAGGTGGTGCCGGAACAGCAGGTGCCGGTTCCAAATGAGGATTCGGTTGTAGAAATGCAGGGTTGGGCATGTGTAAGTCAACGCCAACGCACTCGCTCCCGACTCCTCGCCATCGCCGCCGAGCTGGAGGGTGGCAATGACTGAGCCTCTCTCCCCCGCCGCAGAGGCGGTTTTTACAGCAATATTGAATTTGAAAGACAACGTAAATCCGCGTCACAGGATTGCCGCCGCCGCGCTGCGAGCTGCTGCGGATTGCCTTTGGGTGGATAAACCTGACGGTGCGAATGGTGTTTACGAGGCCCACAGAGCTCAACTTCTAGACATCGCCGCCGAGCTGGAGGGTAACAATGTGTAATAAATCGCAGGGTTTTTACGGTTTGGACGGTATGTTTTCTCCTGCTGCTCAGGCAGTCATGATTGCCTGGGAAAGCGAATGGAGTAAAGGAAGCTTTTGCCATGAAGAACGCTCCGTGGCCGCTGCACTCCGCGCTGCGGCGGATCAGGTGGTGCCAGACGATGCCGTTGAGCCTCGCAACTACCTGCCTATGGCAATGGAGTGCCAGCGCATTCGACGCGAACTCCTCGCCATCGCCGCCGAGCTGGAGGGTGGCAATGACTGACCAACATCCCATCACCCCACCGCCGGAGCTGGTGCAGCGGTTGCTCGCCCGGTTCCACACCGGAGACACTCTTGAAGCCACATGGGCCATAGCCGCCCAATGGGGCTGGAATCAGCGCGAGCCTGAGATTCAGGCTGCTGCAGATGCTGAACTAGATGCGTGTTGTGAGTGGCTGGACTACAACTGCCCCTCTGTCGGTGCCCACCATCTCCGTGCCGACCGCCGCCCCAAGCCGCCGAGCTTGAAGGAAAGACTGTCAAAGGCAATCGTTGAAGGAGACGAAAGACAGGCACTGAAACTTCTGGAGGAATTGGATTCCTCACCAATGCAGCCGCAAACGTGGCCATGGCCCTGACGGTCTTTATTGCAAGCAACACGCCAAGATGCACTAACCCACAAGTGAAGGAGGCTGACAATGACTGAACTATCACCCGCCGCGCTTGCCGTGATGACTGCGGGCACAATGGGAAACCACAACATGATTAACGATCCCGTCTACCGGCAGTGCATTGGCGCCGCCCTGCGAGCTGCTGCGGATCAGGTGGTGCCGGAAGAAGAGTCGTGCGAAGGAGGATTCTCAGATTCACTTGAACACCAATGCAGAGCATCTGAACGCAGACTTGCTCGCGCCGAACTCCTC